TGCTTTTACTAATATTATTTATCCTAACGGATATGATTCACATGAAATATTTTATGTAGCTAGAACTGATTCTAATTCTACAGTTCTTGATTCTGGTTATTTACATGCTCATTATGATATAAATGAAGATTTTGATAATGGAGAAGAAAGATTAATACATTATTTTAACTCACCTAGATCATTTCTTGAGCAAAACATTAAAGGTCAATACTTTGATATAAGTACTCGGTATAAAGTAGTGTTTAGTTCGTTTGAACAAATTGAAGATGTGAATGGATATGATTTTATACGATTATTAAAACAAACATTAGAAGTTAATGCTACTGTAAATCATTATAATTTTTATGAGAACAATGCTTATATTCAACCTAAATCTACTGACTCTACAACGTTTTATAGAGAAATATTAAACTTTTTAAACAGTAGAGCAACTAATAATTATGACATATCTTCACAAGGTCCTTATACTGGTGGAGCAGGTGCGTCACCAGACAGAGCTGTAGATTATATGTTTTATAGTGTAAATAAAAGAATCATATCTGTAAATTCAAATTTACAATCTTTAGTTTATAAGCCGTTAGTTAAAAAAAATAATCTTTATCAAGGTGATACATTTATCTCTAATTTTTCATTTTTTGAGGCTGATGCAATAAATGGCTTTTTTGCAAACGATGTAGCTGATGTTGAAATTCTTAATGGTACTTTTATTTCAGGCAAAGCAGTAGAAGGTATTTACGTAGAGTCTATACTTAATTATAACTTATTAGCTGGAGAACATTATTTACCTTCTGGTAATCTTAATTATGTAGCTTCTAAAGGTGATGATGGTCGCTCTATTGTATCTCAAGAAGAATATATTCTTAATCAAGGATATACTTATGGATCAATTAAATCTTACTTTCCATTGCCATTAACTTATGACTATTGTAACCGGTGTAGATCAAAGAACCCTACAAGAATTATATATTCCCCTCAATCATTTCAAGAAGAATTAAGTGATTCTTATCTTATAAGTAATACAAATGATTACATTGATTTACCTGCTAACACAGGGCCTATTACAGGACTTAAATATAAAAATGGTAGGTTATATGTACACACTACTCAAACTACTTATGTACTTACTCCTAATCCTCAATACTTATCAACTAATGAATTAGTTGCTCAATTACAAACAGGAGACTTTTTATCTATCCCTCCACAAGAGATTATACAAACAGACTATGGCTACGGAGGTCTACAATCAAAGACAGGTACTATTAACAATGAGTATGGCTACTTTTGGATAGATGGTCTTAGAGGCTCTTTAAATGCTATTACAGACGGATTTAGAAGCATATCTAATAATGGTATGATGAATTGGTTTAAGAATAATACTTTTGAATCATCTCAAGTGACTATGGCTTTTGATCCTTTTTATCACAGGTTAATTGCTACTATTAGAAATAATGAATGTCAACCTTATCATACATTAAGTTACTCGTTAAATGCTCAAACTTTCACTTGTTGGCATGAATATAATCCTGACTTTTATTTAAATAATTCTACTCAGTTTTATTCTACTTATAATAATGTCATCAAAGTTCACGAAATAGATTCTAATTTTCTTCATCCTGTTATTGAGCAAACAACCAAACAATTGATTACTCAAAATTTAATATCATTAAAACACTACACTGAGTTTTATGAAAATGACAATGAAGTTATTGACTCATTTTCTGATCTTATTGTTTACAACTCAAATCAATCATCTGGTAGATTAAGTCTTTATATTGGAGGACCATATGATTCTTTATTTTATATACCTGACACAAGAGCTGTTAAAATTACAGATAAAAATCATAGTATATCTAATATCTGGGATAATTCAATTTCAAGTATAGTCACAGAAAAAGCTTGTAATTCTGCTTATACAGATAAGAACTTTATTAACGTAAGATTAGAAGGAGAGCATTATGACAAACCTATTTTTAAAGAAAAGTACACAATAGCAAGATTAAGTTACAGACCTAGAACAGATAGAAGAATGACTCACTACTTGTTACAACAAAGCAAACAACAATCAATTAGATAATGGACCCATTAACATTAATAGGGGCAATCCCCACAGCAGTAAGCACAATCAATTCTTTAAAGTCTTTATTTCAAGGACCATATAATCCACCTAAACAGTATCAAGAAAATTCAAGAGAAGTGTTTAAAAAAGGAGGAAAAATTAGAGGCAATAATAAGTACAGTGCTCCAACACATGAGCAAGGAGGGCAACTAGTCAACAATGAAGGTATTCCTGACCCTAATGGAAACAATGAAATTGAAACTAATGAATCTAAATATACTTATACAAGATTAAATAAAAAAAACCCTACTTATATATTTACTCCAGAAGATACTGAGAAAGTTAATATGCTTACTAAAAAGTATTCTAAAGCCAACACAGATAACTTACAAAAAAATGCTTTGGAATTAAGCATACAACGTATCGAAAAAGATAATGAAATGAAAAAGAAACAAGAAGGACAAATGAAAGCTACTAAATTTAGCAAAGGAGGTGTAATTAAGAAATATAATGCTGGTGGATTTGTAAGTAGTGATCCTTTACAAGGTTTATTTAGTTTAAGTCCTAAAAATTATTCATTGGCTTCTGATGCGCCAATGCAAAAAATACCTCAATTACCTTTTCAAGAAGTGAAATCAGATCCTAGAATTAAACCTATTAATCAAATTATTCAACCTTTAGATACAGGGCTTGAAAAAAGATTTGTAAGTGAAGCTAAACTAAGAACTCCACCAGTGCCTTCCACAATAGAATCTAAGACCCCTGAGAGCACTTCTAATCCACTTAAAACTTTAGATACACTACGTAACTTATCTTTAGCTGGGAGTAGCTTAGGAATGCTTAAAAGCGCTGATAGAGAAGATCCTATTATGACTGATTACGGACCAGCAAGAAAAGAATTAAATAAACTTAATTCTAACCTGGATCCTATGCGTCAACAAATGTCACAATCATCAAATCAATTAAGAAATGTTAATCGTAATAGTTCTGGGAGTTATAATTCATTTGCTAATAGAGAAGCACAAAGAGTAGGTAATTTACAGCAAGGTTTAGCTGGTATTACAATGCAAGAGCAGCAATTAAGTAACAACATAGCTTCTCAAAAAGCTCAGTTTGAAGCTGGAGTAGGACAAGATAATAAACAGACTTTACAGCAGAATAGAATGAACAATCAGCAAAACGAAGGAGCTACTGATATGAATAATGAAAGACAATTACAAACTGTTATTTCTGATCTTGATAGACGTTCCAGAAGAGAGAATAATAAAAACATTACAGACGCTACAAGAGAAGAAACTATTGCTTTGTTATCCACTATGTATGATGACTTTGATCCTAGCACACCTTTTAATGATGCTTTAATTAAGAGAGGTATGGGACAACCTTTAACAGCTGAGGAAAAAGAAACTTTAAAAAATGGCGATCCTATAAACTTTAGAATACAATAATCATGAATAGATTTACACAATTGCAAGGAGTAAGAAGTGATTATGAGGAAAAATTCTTTCAGCCTAATTTTGAGTTACTCCAATCAGCATTAAACAACCAACAAACTAATTATAATGTAGCTCAAGAAATCTCTAGCCAGATGCCTGAATATGATGAAAAAGATAAAGATTTTGCAGCTCAATTTAAAGCTGATCAAAAAGCTAGAATGGAAGCGGTAACACAATCTTATGTTACTGGTGGTTTACAGAAAGGTAATATAGCTAGAAAAGAATTATTATTTAAAGCTAAAGAAGACTGGCAACAAGGTGGACAAGCTTATGGGTTACAAACAAACTTTGATGCTATTAAAACTTATGAAGCCGAACAAAACCAAGCTTACTTATCCGGGAGAATTACTAATGAAACTTATCAAAATGCAGTAAAATATTCAAAGAATAAGTTTTCCGGCTCATTTGACGAAAACGGAAAGTTTCAAGCTTTTGATGGGTATAAAACTGCAGCCGATCTTGACTTAGTTGCTCATTTTGATCAAAACTTAATGGGTTGGTTAACCGAAACATTAGGTAGAGAAATAGGTAGTACTTTTAACGGTGACTATTTTTATATGGATACTGAAGAAGGAATTCCTAATGAAGATATTAGAAGAGCTGTAAAAAATATGGCGGCTATAGATCCTGTAGCTCAAGCTTATTTAAATCAACAAGATCTTATTTATGATCCTCGACAAGACGGAATATCTAATTCAGATTTTCAAATTGATGCCGCAATGAAAGTTCTCGCTGATAAATATGACGGTATAAAGTCTACTAGACAAATAGTAGAAAAATGGAGAGCTAAAGAAAATCTTAGAGAATATTATAGAAGTAAAGCAATCACAACTGAACAACCAAAAGCTAAAACAGGCCATGCAGATAGTACTCCTTATAATTCTAGAAGTGGATTAACCACTGTTAAGTATGGAGAAGCTATTACGAAAGCTACACAAGCTTTAGAAGCGCAAAAAAGAGATATTAGAGGCTATAATCCTGGACAAAGTACTCAAGTTAATAGAAATTTATCTGTTAAAGACCAAGCAAAAATCGCAAAATTAGATGAAGAAATAGCTGTTTTGACCTCTGCCGGAGTCCGAGGTGTCACTGAAGAATTAGCATATTACAATTCACCAATAGGTAAAATAGAACATCCCGCAGTTAATTTTATGCTACAATCTATTCCTAAAAAGAGTGTTGATTTAACTAATGATATTGCGGGTGCATTATTTCAAGGAGCTATTGATGGTAAAGGTTATTCTCCTAGAAGAATTGAATCTGATGAAGCTCATTTGAAAAGAAGCATTGAAGCTTCTAATAAATTAGTAAATCATCTTGCTCAAAATGTAACTCAAGTTCAAAAGTTTAGCAGGACAGGTTACAGTGATGTTTATAAGAACTTGGTGACTGAAGGGGCTATAAGAGGATTAAGTGCTTCACATATTAATGCTGAATATGGACCATCTTCTAAACAACCAATTATAACTACTTTAAAAAATGCTGGAGTAAATAATATTAATGATGTAAAGATTGATGACGCTACTGCGTCAGATTGGGCTAAATGGGGGGAAGATGCTATTGCATTAAATGGTTATTTAATGCCTGGAAATAATGTAGCTTTAGGAGAAGCTAAAGATCTTTATTCAATGCCTACGGGTACTGAAATTACAATTAATGTAGGTACTGGTAAACCACCACTTAAACTTTTATTAAGTGATGCTAGCGAAGAAGAAAATCAAGATGCAATACCTGTACAACAATTTGCAAATTCTTATCATAATCCTGTGTCAGCTGAAAATTTTACAATAGGACAAGCGCTGGCTGAATTAAGTGGGGATATGTCTCCTCAAAATATAGAAAAATTATCACAAGGATATGGAGGTATTATTTCTATGAAGAAAATGAAAGGAACTTTTGTATCTAAAGTAAATCGTAATTTACATAACGATGTAGAAGCTTTACCTGAAGTATATGAATTAAAATTTAATAAAGAAGGTAAGTTTATAGGTTTGGATTTAGCTGCCCCAAAAAAAGAAGACGGCACTTATGATATGAGTCAATATATATCTTATGGAGATATTATTTCAGCAAAGCAAGATGAAAATTACAGGATAGCTAATTTAGTTACACTACCTAAAATACAATAACAATGAATGAGGAATTAATGGGTGATATCCCAGAAGATAATGTGTATAATAGATTTACAAAAGCATACTCCTCAGTAACACGAGAAGGACAAACAGTTTATCAGCCGGGAGACTATAAAGAATCTGGTGTTGTAGGTCTTCGTTATGATGATTTTAACGCTTATGATGAAGGTTTATCTGCTGGAGAAGATCAAGCAGCCAATAGATCTAATAATCAAGATGGATTTAGTAAATCTATGAGAGCTGTTGGTAGACTTCCTTTAAATATTCTTAAAGAGACTGTTAATACTGTTGGCTACGGTGCTCAACTACTATTAAACCCGGAAGATACAATAAACGGCAATATAAAAGATCTTGATCCAGTAGCTAAAATGTTTCTTGATTGGGGTAAAGATATTGAAGGTGTAAATGATGGTATAATATCTATGTACACTAAAGAGTCTGGTGTATTTGATCCTACAGATTCTAATTGGTGGGCTAAAACTATTGAAGGATGGGGACCTACTTTTGGTATGATGGTAGGATCATTAGGTGCTGGTTTAATAGCTAAAGTTCCTGGAGCATTAGCTAAAGGGGTTGTACAAGGTTCTTTAAAAAGAAATTTGAGAAAACAATTAGGAGATGTTTTTGAAGCTAATGTAGATGATTTAATCAAACTTAGATCAACAAAAGGATTTACAGATAAATTAGGAGAAGGTGTTTCCGATGGTTTATTTAATCAAGCTATAAAATTAAGTGATGATGGATTAGAAAAAATAGCTAGAGAAAAAACTGAAAGTTTAACTAAACAAGCAGTGGCTAATGCTCGCGCAAAACATGGAGAAAAAGGAGCTACTTTAATGGACAAAGTAGCTAATGCTATTATTGATACTCCCGATCAAAGAGATTCTTTATTCCTGGCTAGGAGAGAGTCTGGTGTTATTGGTAAAGAAGCAGCTGATGTTTTTGAAGAGCAGTTAAAAAGATCCGGTCAAAAAGCAGCTACACCTAAAGAACTTAAAGAAGTTTATCAAAAAGCTCAAAAAGAAGCTTATGAGGATTTATATAAAATAATAAAAAGCAATAAGAAAAAGAAAGGCCCAACTCGAAATCAAATTGATGACGAATTAGCTTTATTAGAAAAAGCTGATAGTGAAAAAGCTTCTGTTGATTATAATCAATTACTTCAGGAAAGAAGAGAATCTATTAGAGGTGCAGTAGATAATTATATAAAAGTTGACGCAACTTTAGGTACATCAGATCGTTTTACTCAAGCAGCTTTTGCATCAGTAATATCTAGAAACGCAGAAACATTAGGTGAATCTAAAGACACTTATGATATAGTATATGCTAGAAGTAGGAAACTTCACCCGGAAAGATCAGAAGAAGAACATAAAGAAATTGCTTCTAAAGCAGCTAGTAAAAACTATAGATATGGTATGTCATTAGCAGCTATAGACATGTTACAATACACTAAGTTATTGTCTATGTTTAAAGGTGCTGGACCTTCCCTAACTAAAATGAATAGTAAAATTAAAGAATCTTTACAATTAATTGCTTTTGACTCAGCTTCAGAAGGTTTAGAAGAAGGTTTACAATATACATTTTCTAAAAACGCGCAAGCAAGTAGAGATGAGAGTTTAATACAATCCTTTTTAAACGCTACTGGAGATAAAGAATTTTGGGAATCAGTTGTTCAAGGTAGTATTGGTGGATTAGCTTTTGCTTCTCCTGGGTACATAGCTTCTATGCTAAAAAAAGATCCTGATAAAAAAGATAAAGCTGAACTACTAGCCACTGATAGTAAAGCTATTGAAGCTGCTAAAAACTCTTCTGATCTCCAAGATCAACAATTAGGTAAAACAGCAGACGATTCAAAAAATGAAGGAGATGACCCAGCTACTACCATAAAGAAAGTAGTAAAAAAAGCTACAGAATTAGAGTTTGAAGAAGCTAGAGAAATAGTAGCAGTTGCTCAAAAAGCATTAAAAGCTGACCCGGTATTTGGAAAAGATACTGAATACATAATGACTAAATTAAGTTTAACTCAAGCGTTAAATCTTCCAGATAAAACTCCTCAACAAAAAGAAACTAAAGAAGCTATAGTAAAATCTTATCAACAAAAGTTAACATCTTTAGAAAAAGCACAAGGGGCAAAAACATTTGAAATAGATCAAGTAGATGCTATTGATGGTATTCCTGGAGTAGCCCAAATTGGTCAAGCTTTGTTTAATCAATTTAAAGCTCAACAGGAAAACGCTATATTGGAAATGGAAGATTTAGATTTGGGTCCAGATCTTCCTGAAGTTGATTATGAAGTAAACCCTTTTACTGAAAATAGTAATAATGGAGACTTTGAGATATTTGAAGGGGCAGATGAAATAGCTGTCGCCGCAGGTGTTTCTAAAGAAGAAGTAGAAAAGTATGTTTTAGTAAAAGCTTTTGATAGATTAAAAGAAAAAACCGATCCAAAAAGTAGAGAGCTGTTAAATATTATAGCTAAACAGTTAGGTGATGAGCTAGTTGAAGTACCTTTAATTGGGGTAGATGGTAAACCTCAAAAAGAAAAAGGTAAAGTAATTACTACATTAGAACTAAAAAATTCTAAAAGCAGTGATAAAATTGGCAATACTTTACGCAATTCTAAATACACTTCTTCTACAGTTATAAAAGATTATATTAAAAATTTGGAAGGAACCAATACTTCACCTACGTCAAAAAACCCTAATGAAGAGCATCACCTTAGTAAGCTTAATTTAGATGAGTTAGAAGCTTTGCATGATGAAGCAAAAGATAATGATGGTAATTATAAATTAATCTTGGATGAAATATTTAATAGAAGTCAACTTAATGGTGAGCAAAGTATTAAAGCATTGCGTTTATTTAATAAGCTGCAAGGACAGTTAATAGCACATGAGTCTGTTGTAAGTTTTTTACGGTCAATGAAACAAGATCCTTTAAGAGAATTGTTAATTGACGTAATAGAAAAGTTAGGTATGGATATGGAAATTGTATTTACAGGTGCGGGTAAAGATGGTGTATATGATAAAAAAACTAACACTATTTATTTAAATTCTAAAAGATTTAAAGAAAAAGCTGATAAAATATTTAAAGAAGGTATTCAAACTAATCTTATAGGTAATGCTAGAACAATAGAATCATTTAGAAAAAAGTATTTAGCCTATACCATGATTAAAACATTAATGAGAAATGAGATAATGAATAATCCTGATTTAGTTTCTGACCAAAGACTCATTGATATATTTAATTTAATACCTGATGAATTACTAAAAGAATTTGGAATAAGTAATGTAAGAGAAATGCTAATGGAGTTTGGTAATGGAGGTTTTGTTTATGCGTTGTCTAATGTAGCGACAAACACAAACTACTCTTTAGGATCTATTCTAAAAGACATTTTAAAGCGCATTATAGAGCTTTTAACTGGAAAACAGTCTAATGCTTATGGTGAGGCTGTAAGTGTCTTACATGAGCTTATAACAGGCGAGCAGATCAATAACGTATCTACTAGTATGTTAACACCAACTAAAGCAAAATCTAAAGTAAATAACACTAAATCTACTGACCCTAATTCTACAATACATCATTTAGAAATACATACTTTGCCTTACAGAATAGTTACAGTAAGTAATGCTGAAATAGAGATTTTAGCTAATGGAGACAAAATTATTGTAGGGGGTTCTTTTAAATTTCCTAAGTACGATGAAAATTCTAACCAAACAGTTACGTATGAAGAATTAACTAAAGATTATAACTTTGCTATTACATCTAATAACTCAGCAGGGAAATATACAGTAATGTTGTTAGATAAAAATGACAAACCTTTACTAAATACTAAATTTGCTGAAGAGTTTGGTATTGACTTAGAGTATTACCAAACATTAGATTTAAGTAAAGAAGATGAACTTACAGTAATTATAGAAGAAGATAATTTAAAAAAATACGTTGAAGGTGATGAGATTACTAATTACAATTTACCTGTATTAAAAGTTCAGCATAACGGAATTACTATTGGTATAATTCAAGGAGGAGGTGTAGATAAAGGACCGCTTAAAGAATTTAGAGAACGATTTTTAAACAACGCTGTTAAAGATAAAACTCATACAGCTAAGATAGAAGTAAGACATGCTAAAAAAGGGGATTTCTTAAAAACATCAACTAAAAGACGGTTAGAAGAAGTAATCCCCACAGGTGTTATACCTTTTATTAAAGTTATTAATAATGCATCTGGTGACGGTAACGGCGTTGTTGATCCATATACTATTAAAATAGGAGATAAAATATATACTGGTGAAAAGCTTAATGATCAGACTTCTAACATAATAGTATTTCTTGATGGTGAAGAATCAGGTACTTATTTTATAGCTGATGCAATTAAATTTAAAGATCATCCAGAATTATATCAAGCATTAGTTGATGAATTACTTAAAGAAGATATATCTTTAGATGATATTAGAGCCATTGTGAAATGGAGTAAAGAAGTAGATGAAAATACAAAAATATCTCAACCGTCAATTAGTAATATATTTAAACTTCTTTATACTAAAAAAATAAAAGTCGCTCCTAATGAAGGAGATATTATTGTTGATAGTGTTACTATGTCTTCTGTTATTGACGAATACTACGAATCTGATAAAAAAAATGAACAAGAGTCTTTAGATAAATTATATGATGCTCAAGAAAGTGGAGAAATATTTAAAGTATTAAGTGTAAACAATGAGAATATGAGAGTTGAAGTATTAGATATGGATTTAAAACCCACAGGTATCATTAAAACTGTACCTTCTTCTAATAAATTTAATTATTATATGCATTACGTAAGTCAATTTATGAATGATCATAATATTCTTGAAAGACCTGTTCAAGTATCTTTAGAAGATACTTATGAAACAGCTAAAGATAGAATAGAAAGCAATTTATTACCTAAAGTATTAATGGCACCTACTAGGTTATTTACCTCAGAAAAAGTTAATAAAAAAGCTAATCAAAATACTTCTGCAAATAAAGCCCCTAATAAAGTCTCAACTTTTGATAACAGTTTAACTGGTAATTTAGAAGAAGATGGTTATGTAGCTTTAAATGATAATAGTAGAAGTAAAGGGCAAGATGGAGTGTATGTTAATAACGGATGGTATATGGTTGCTGATGGTTTAGGTTCTTTAAAAGATTCAAAACCTTTAGTAGATGAAATACTTGAAAAAGTATCTAAATTAGATAAATTTTCTAAAGCTGAAATCAAAAGTCTTGTAGAAGAAATTTTAAAATCTCATCCAGAAACAGCAGGAACTACTTTATCTCTTGTAAAGAAAACAGGTAATAACACTTATTCTTATTTTCAAATAGGTGATTCACCTATTTATAAAGTTGATAAAAATGGTAAATTAATTGTTATTGTAGGTGAAGATATAGACAACAGTACTCCTGCTGCTATAGGAAGTAAAGGATTTGTAGCAAACAATGCTAATGATTTACATGTAGGTATAATTAAAGTAAAAAAAGGTGAACATATTATTATTGGATCAGACGGTCTTGGAGATGGAATTGTGTTATCTCGTAGAGGAGGAAAAGAATTACTTATAGCATTTAATGATTTATTAACTTCAACATCTTTAGATGATGTAGTAAGTTATTCTTTAAAAGAGTTAGCAACTCAATTAAAAGTAGATGAAAAAATAATGGCTCATGTACTACTTAAAGGTCTTACAACTGATTCAAGAAGATTGATAAAAGTTATGAGTACTAATCCTCAGTTAATTAAAGATATTTTTTATAATATTAAAGAAGACGACTTTTCTATGGTTGTTATAAATGATTCTATTAATAAATTAACACCTAAAACCAAATCAGATTTTGATGTATTTGTAGATACTGGAGTTGTTAGTTCGTCAATGATTAAAAATATTGCTAATAAAATTATTAATGGGGAAGTGTTAACTCTAGAAGAAATAGCAATGAGAGAAGAAGTTGCTAAAGAAATAGAAGCTATATTGCAGCAAAATGTAAAAAGTTCTGTATCAGAAGTACCTACAGATATAACAGAAATATTTACAGATGTAGAAGATCTTATAGTAGAAACAAATAAAGGTAATCCTTTTTTACCAGTAGACATTATTCCTACAGAAGTAAGTGAAAAAGAAACTTCTCCTAGTAAAACTTTAGAAATAGTTAATAATGAAAAAAATAATAGTAAAAATATAAAAGAATTTGCACGTAGATATGGTAACAGATTACGTAAAAATGGATTAAATAAAACTAACGAAGAGCTTATTGAAGAATTAAATAATGATCCCACAAGAATTTTAGGAAAATTAAAAGAATTGGGTTTACCTACAACTGACAGTGGGCAAGCATTAGTAAATTCATTATCTGACACTAATGTTTTAGATGGGGATGACCCAATTGGAGATGCTTATTTAGCTAGTTTAGGTATAACTATTACTAACCCTTCTTGCGCATAAATAAATAATATAATATGTACTGTTTTGTAAAAACAAAAAACGGAATAATTAAAGCTATTAACAGAGTAGAACTTAGAAGAAAGATTAAACAGTTAACAATGGATGTGTTAACTAATAACGCCAAGTTACGTCCTAATCAAATTCATAAAATGAAAGTAACTTTAGTGCAATTTGCTACTCAGTTATTTGAACAAGAAGTTTCTAAACGGGGTTTAACTAGTTCTACAAAAAAGAAAGAGTTGTTTGCTGAAATGTTTTTTAACCCGGATATAACAAAGAATGCGTTAACTGCTATACCAAGTAAAGAAAATCCTAATACTGTAATTGGTATGCTTGGTACAGAAATACAAAAACTTTCTGAGCCAGATAGTCAACAAACATTAGCTCATGTTATTAAAGCTTTGCGTTACACAGCATCTTTTGAAAACAATGATGTGTTTCAAAATTCTTTAGTTATTGAAATACTTAAAGATTTTAAGCAAAGAGGGTATTACGTTAATTTAGAACTAACTACAGATCAGACTTCAGAAACTACTGTAGAAAAATGGCAGAAAGATATTAACACTATTTCTCAATACGAATCTTTATCTGAAGAACTTAAATCTGCTTTAAACAACATTAAACGTAAAAAGTTTGATAGTAAAGGGAACTTAGTGGATGCTAAAGGTTTTCTGGGGTTACCAGAAGTACATACATTTTCTTATGCGTATAAAAGACTGATTCAACTATTAGGTAATAGTGGAACATCTAGAAATATGATGAGAAAAATAAATGAGTTAAGAACTAAAGATCCTTTAATTGCAGAATTGTTTCCAGAAGATATGACTAGTAATGAAGCTCAAAAGTTTCAAACTCTTATATGGGCTAAAATTGCAAGTAATTATAAATATGATTATTTTGACACAGTAATTACAAATAAAAATGGAGAGATGATTCGTGAAATGAATCCATCTAATTATGAAAATAATAATAAATCTATTTATTCTGATGTGTTAAGAACAGCTAGAGAAGGTAAACTAATAGCTAATGGCACATACGATGGAGCACAAAGAAACTCTTTAATTGGTAAGTTAGATAAAGCTTTTGATAAAGATGGTGAAGCATTAGCTGAAGCGTTAGAAGAGTTTGGATTGTTTACTTACACTTTAGGTAGTGACCCTTCAACAGAAGATTTTAAAGAAAAAGTATTTGGTCTTTACAATACTTTGAAATCAAAAGACGAAGATGGTAATTTTAATGGTGATTTATTAGGAGTTAATGGTAAACCTTCTTCTGCGTTTTTACTTTACACTCAAATGTTAAGTGAAAATTCATTAAGTATAATGAACAACTCACATTTAAATTCTAAAGGAGAAAAAGTATATCAATTTAACAATTCTAATTTTACTACTAGACAAATTAGTAGAATACAAAATGGTGAAAACATATACAAAGAAGATCCTTTATATGATGAAAACAAAACAATAGAAGCTATAGCAAATAAGCAAGCTGCTTATCTAGTAGTTAATGGTATTAGACTTCCTGGAAAAAGAAAACTAATTGCTTATTCTGATATGAACAAGCAGCAATTAGTTATAAACCAGCTAATTATGTTTAATGAGCGTAGAGCTATAGAATTACCTATTCACTCTGATAGTGGCTCTATGACAGCTATCAGATACAACAGAAAGTTTATTAAGAATGGTCAAACAGATAGATTAGAAGATGGTACCTTATTGTACACACCAAATGAATCTATAATTGATGATTTGTTAAAACTTGCTAAAAACGAATTAAGTGTAATAAATAACGGATCTTTAGGTTCTAATTTGCATATATTTCCTGAACTACAAGCTTACATAGGTGAAAACTTGAGTGACACTAATTTAAAAGTGCTCATTAAAGATATAATGGTTAAAAGAGCTAAGGATTATGAGCAATACCTTATTGATGAAGGAGTGTTTAAAGTTCATGAATATCTTAGAAAAAAGACTGGTGTATTAAAGCGGACTGTTGTACCTACAGAAGAAGGAGAAGCACTAAAAAATTATGGTAGAAAAGAAATTAGAGATTTTGTTTACAACTATGCTGTGCTATATCCATCTGCTGCTATTACATTTAATGGTCACCCAAACTTTTATGAAAAAGCTTTTAAAGGAGATACTTCTAATTTATCAGAGAGAGAAATTCAAGCTAAAGATGTATTAGCTACATTAGCTAATTACGATAAACGTACTAAACAAATATGGTCACCAACAACCCCTTTGTTTGTAGGAGCATATTATACTTCTCCTTATTCTGGTGATGTAACTACTGTATCAGAGAATTATGTAATTCAAGGCTTTAAAGACATTGAAGGGATTACTGAAGGGTTTCAAGAACATATTAGAAAGTTAGAAGAACATTATGCTGGCATTGATGGTAGGTATGATGGTATTACAGAAATCTTTAAATCTTCTTCTTTAACAGATGGTCAATCTTACATTGATCCATTTAGGTATAAACAGATTTTAATAGGTCTTGGTGAATGGAATGACACTAAAGAATTTGTTTATTTAAAAATGTTACAGGGTGAGTTTAATTTTCAAATGTTAACTCCTAATCAAAAAGAATCTTTTTTTAATCCTTTAAAAGGATTTCATTTTTCTATGATAGAAGGTACTCAAGTTAAGCCTTTTCAAAAAAAAGACTCTGAGTTGGTAATGCACCCAATGCATGGAATGAGATTTCTTAAAAACGGAGAACCTAATACTTATTACAATCCTTTATACAGATTATTTTTAGAAAGAATGGGGTATGAGTTTACTGAAAACTCTGTAAAAACTATTCCTAATTTTGAAAAAGAAAGATCTTATAATCATGATAGAAAGTATATAGATACTTTTTCTTCTAATGAAGCTCTTAAAGCTGAGCAAGGTGGTATATTAGATTTAGATCAAAATATTGTTACTACTAGTTTAAAATTTAATAGCTCTAAATTTGATTATGATTTAGATAATAAATTAAGAAATAAACTTAAAGAACTTTTTCCTGACATTAACCTGGAATATGTTGACGAGATTTTAGCTTCTTATGATGCTGACGTATTTAATCAAGTAATTAATAGACTTGATAAGCTTAATGATTTTTTAACAAAATTAAATTTTAATGTTAAAACAGTTGATGAGTTAAGAACTTTAACAGGATTTAACGCATTAGCTACTACTGATTTAATTTATAAAACTATATTATTAAAATCTAGTAGCGACCCTTTAAGATTACTAACTAAAGAAGTAGCTTATGTAGCGTATTCTATGCTAGGGAAAAAGAATAAAATAAGAACTGATCTTGTTAGTTCAATTGAAAACATACAAGGATATGCTAAAGCATATGATAGGTATAAGAAAAGAAGTCCAGATTTAAATGATTATAAAATTAAAGAATTAATAGTTGTAGATTATATATCTGCTGCTATTGAAAATAACTTTGAGAATCCTTCTAAAGTAGAGTTAGGAAGATCGGCAGAATATTGGTCTATACAAGGTAATTCTAAATTAGAAAAGCAAATTAAATATCAGCTTAATAGGTTAAAAAGATTTATAAAAGAATTGCTAGGTTCTAATAAATTAAACAGTACTGAGGTAAATGATTTATTAGATGATATTGCTTCAGATGTAATTAATAGTGAGTTTAAGAAATTTGGTACAGTTTTAAGCAGTGATCAGCAACTTACAGAATATCAACAAACTATTAATGAAGACCCTAAAGCTGATTCTATAGTTAAGGATTTTCAAGAATTAGGTATTTTATTGACAGGTAGTTTGTCTTTGCGTAAACAAGGTACTATATACAGATCAGAAAAAGAAACTTTACATGATTTAGATTTTACTGTCCCTTATAGTTTAATACAAGCTGATTTATCGTTGATTCAGCAGAATAGAAATGCTGAAATAAGCGCTGCTGAAAAAGAGTTTTCTTATGTACCAGACTTGAGAGATCAGATTGTTTCAGGTATATATAAAAAATATACAGGAATAAGTGATAATTTAATTTATAATTCAGAATGGTTTAAAGCGATTAAAAAGAAATATCCTAGCTTAAAAAAAGTACGAAGTTTTGGAGGAACTAAAAATGAAACATTCACTTGGACTGGTAGCATTGAAGGGGGTTATGACATTGATTTATTTTTAACTAAAGACAATCGACTAGGTGTTATAAATAATGATGGTTTTCAAGATTGGATTAGTATTTTTAAAGCTAAATTAAAAATGGGTAGAGCAAAAGATCTTAGAGATTTTGCTAATTACATCCCATTTAATACTAATAATGATAAGTTTTCTCAAAACGTAGGTTTACGACATTTTAATTTTGAGGATATTCAAAAATCTAATCAAAAGCCTGAATCTGATCAGCAAAATGTTTTTAATCAAAATGAAAGTGGTAAAATTGTAGGTCAAGCTATAATTGATGCTAAAAAAGTATTAATTGACGCTGTAAATCAAAAACAAGATACTTTACCACATGAGTATGCTCATCACTACATTGCAATGTTCAGAAATACTCCTATTGTACAAGAAGGACTTAAACGTTGGGGTAGTGAAGAAGCTCTTGTACAAGCTATTGGAGAACAAGTAGTAGTTCAAAAAGGAGAAGCTCTTAATTGGTGGAATAAATTTGTTAATTTTATTTTTGAATTATTATCAGATAAAGAAGTTTTACAAGTACTCACAGATTCGTTTTTACAAGCTAAAGATTTGAATACTATTAGTAGAAAGTTTAACAATCCTTCTTCTGTAATTAATATAATTCAAGACGTTTCTGAAGCTACACCTGACCCAGGAAACAACAATACATATGATGTTGAATCTAAAGGTAAATTATATGGTAGAGCAACTTCCAGTTTTCAATTGTCTCCTGCGCAAAAAGCAGCTAATGATTATAAATCTTCTAATGAAGATATTAATGAATTAACTAGGTTATTAGATGATTATTTCAACAACAGCTTTAAAAGTATTTCTAATTATAAAATTAAAAATGTGGATAAAGTAAATAGTTATTTAGAGTCTTTAGCCAGAACTAAAACTAATCTCAGGTCTTCGTCTAAATTAGGTACTTCTTTAGACAACTTAGTAAGAGATTTTTTTAGTGATGATTTAAAAGATTTAAATAGTTATAATTTAGCAAATAGATCTTTAGTAAAATCTTTTTTAGAATCTTTAAAAGAATTAAAAGCTAAGTTAGAAGCTAATGGAGAAACAGTAGTAGCTAATGGAATTTTATTACATAATGATAAAATGGGTATTGCTGGTACAGTTGATTTATTGACCTACGATAAAGAAGGTAATTTTAGTATTTATGATCTTAAATCAATGAAAGTTAACAATGATAATGAGATTGTAGATGGAAGGTTTGTAGCTGTTCATTCAGGTACTAAAAAGCTTAAATATGATACTGCTTATAAACAAGGAGAATTAAGTAATAGAAAAAAGCACGAGAACCAGCTTAACATCTATTCTATGCTATTATTTAACCAATATGGTATTAGACCTACCAAACTTGGAATTATCCCTGTAGGGCTATCCTATGACGCTAAAGAAGTAGTTGATGGAGCTATTAATCCTTTAACTAGACTGACTATGTTAAAAGGTATCTCTGTAAGTATGAGGGATTCTGTTAAAGGCTTAAATAAAGAGTTTACTTATGAAGATAAAAAACCAACTCAATTTGCTAGATATAATCCTTCAGCATTAACAGTAAAAAATGAAGATTACGGTAAGCAAAATGACGTACCTTCTGGTTTTCTTGATAATAAAAAGTCTTTGTCAAGACAAGCAGGAAAGAATATGGCAGCTAATGTAAACCCTGAAGCATCTTACACAATAGCCAAATACACTTCATTAGATAAAAAAGGTAATCTTAAAATACAAGGCTCTCAAACTTTAACTGGAGCTAAATTATTAGAAAAAATTAATAGATTAGAAATTCAAGAAATTATTGAAGCTTATGCTGAAGTTACTAATCAAGTAAAAGATTTTAAAGGTATTATAGCTACAATAAAAGCAGAAGTTTCTAAAAGAGGATTATCTAATAATTACTTAGAAGCTCTTCAAATTATTACTGATGAAAATAATGAATTAAGAACTTTAGCACCTCTTGATTTTCCAGCTTATTCACATAAGATTAAGCAAATTATTAATTCAATTTACAGTAAGCAAGTTACTAATCCTAAAAAACTTCAAGGTGTAGGTTTAGTTAATGCATCATCTGCTGGATTTACAGAAGATACCAGACCTAAGATTGTGTTTAAAGAAGATAGTAAAGGTAATAAATTAGAAAATATAGATTACATAGAAGCTTTAATGCCTATTCATGATTCTAGATTATACAAGTATGTTAAACCTAATGTACCTCTTGATAGAAAAGCTATTGAAGATTTAATAAAAAAGAATCCAGAACTAGAAGATGTATTTAAAGGTTTAATATGGAGAACGCCAAACGAAGCTAAGTATTCTACAGCACCAATTAAGATTATAGGATTTATCCCTACGTCTATAGGTTCTGCCGTTTACTTACCTACTGAGATTACAGACATAGCTGGACTAGATTTTGACATTGATAAAATGTATGGTTTCTTTTATTCATTTGTTTCTCGTGGCTACGATGATCCTAAAATGATGGATAAAGTTATTGATAAAATAAAAGAAAACGCTAAGAAAGCTGGGGATGTTAGAGGATTTATGACATTAGAAGAATTGATTCGAGATAACCCTATGTATGTGTTTCAATTAGATATGTTAGCACCTAAAAATTCTAATAAGGGATATTACCCTTTATTAAAATATATTTACGAATTAAACACTACATATCAAGAAGATGCATCTAAAGATTTAACTAAAAGAGAACAGCTTGCTACTCAAAATATTATGACAGCTTATACAGAAGTTCTCAAAGATGAGCCGTTTCATGTTCCTAGAGGAGATAGTAAAGTAGGTAGACAGAATCAGTTAATTGATGCTTACAGGGCTTTAATGTCATCTTCTGATGCTGCATTTGAAACACTAAATCCATCTTCTATTTTTGATAGAATATTTAATGATTTAGAAATTAAATTAGGCATTGACGATAATATTGGTACGATGGGTATGCCTTCAAGAAGTGTTGAATCAAGAAGTAATGCTCTTGATGGTACATCTTTAGTAGGTCCATTAGCTAATGCTAACAGTACTATTAGTATTTTTCAACAAGCCAAAACACTTAAAATTGCTTCTCAACCATCTAAAGATGAAGAAGGTAATGCTATTTTAAAAGAAGATGGTACACCAGAAACGTATGAAGTAGGTTTTAAGTTTAATTTGATGGAAGGTAGAAAAGAAAATAAAAGTGGTTTATATAATGATTTTACAAATCGAGGTATTATATTAGATGAGCTTAATTATAGATTTAGATCTCAAAATATATCTCTTTGGTTAGCTGCTATTGTAGACAACACCAAAAATCCTCACGCAGGTAAATTAAATCTTAACTTTTCTACTGTTAATGTATTAATTGCGATGTTGTCAGCTGGTGTAGATTTTAATACTGCAATGTATTTTATTAACCACCCAGCATTACGTTACTATTCAAAAAGATTTAAATTTGATGGAGGTACAAGAATGTCTAATGACAAAGCTTTTGGTGACATGATGGATCTTATTATGACAGATGATAATGGAGATCCAAGAGATGCTACAGATAAAGAAAAAAAGAGAATAGCAGTTAAATCTGTAGTTAACTTTGAAAAGGGTGATTTATTAAAATCTTCTCAAGATGGTATATCTGATCCTAAAGAATGGATTATGAATAATAAAAAAGAAGCTTTTGATGTAATGACTACTTTTAGTAGATATATAGAATATGGTGAATATATGCGAAAATTAACTGTTGCTACTAAATCCACAGAAGATGGTATTGGTTCTTCTGACGGAGAATCTATATCCATGATTCTTAAAATTATTGACGCTATTAATGATCCAAACGCTTTTGAAGGAGCTGTAGAATTATTATTAGATGATACTAAACCTTATTATTATTTAACTAAGTTATTAATTGATCTTGATGACAATACAAAAGCTAATACAGCTAGAGAAGTTATTAAAGATCACCTTAGTCGTTCTACTAAATCAGTAGTTAAAGATGGTAATAAAATAAAAGACGTCATGATGGTAGTCATGGAAAATTTAGGCATACCTGCATACAATAGAGGAGTTTACTTTAATATGATATACCATATATCTAATGCTAAATCTAAGGTTACTGGCAATCAACTTACTGGAAGAGAAATAGAAATTATACTTCACGACTTTAAAACTTTTGTAGCTACTCTTAATAATGAAGATAAAGCGTTTTTTAATGCTTTTGTAAGTGGAACAGGTGATGAAACAAGCATTACAGAAGGTATTATTGAAAGATTTTCTAAACATCCTGAGTATAGTGAATTATTAAATGATTTTATTATTCAAAAAGATAAAGAAGGTACACAAGAATTTATGTTTTATAAGTCTAACAATAATGAGATTGCGGAAGAAGAACACATGAAAGAAGATATGATGAGTTATTTATATTTAGAAGATCCTAAATTAGTACAAGATTTAGCTAGGTACGCTTTGTACTTAGATGGATTAGGTTACTCTCCATTTGGATATACTAAGTTAATCCCTCAGCAAGCTTTTGCTGATTTAGGTTATTATTCAGATGAAAGTAACAGTATTAAATTAAGTTTGTCTGAAGAACATGGAGAATCTTCTTACGATAATCAATTAATGATAAGTACTTTTTTAATGCAACATTTAGCTAATAATGCAAATGCTAGTTATATAGCTAGACTACCTAAAGAAGGTCCTGATGGTTATGTAGATTATTATTATGATTCTAACAATGGAGATATTTACGTAAAGAGAAAAATGAACAATGGTGACATTAATTATGATATTAAATTTAGTGAAATAGCTTTCAGGTTTGAAGCTAGTAAAACTGACATGGTTCAAGGAAAGCATTTTAAATTATTCAATTTAGAAAAAGAAATAATTACACGAGTTAAACTAAAAGTAAAAAAGAAAGCTAAAACTACTGATGTCAAAGTAGAAGATGTTAATAAAGAGAATCCTAATAATAAAAAATGTAATTAATGAGCTGTCAAATAAAATACAATAATGGTAAATTAGAGGTGAGTGCCCCCAACGGGGCACCATCTTTACTTTTTGAAAAGTCTAAATTTACTATAGATAACAATAAAGAATTTAGTAGTAAAATTACAGGTACATTTGAAGAAAAATCTATCAAACTATGGAGCAAATTATCTTCTAATGAGGATTTACCTAAAGACATGAATGGCGAACCTGATTATAAAATAAACGTATTAGATAATTCTAATTTAGTAATAGATAATTTATGGTCTGTACTTAGTAGTATGGGTGTTAAAAGGGGAGCTGTATCAACTTACTCAAAACAATTTGAACAGCAAAATGGTTATGCTTTAGATGTACAAGGTGTAGCAGATCCTATTAATAAAATTATAGCTTGGAATAATGGAGATAAAGCTACTCAATTAGAAGAAATGTCTCACATGATGACGTCTACTATGTTAGAAGATCCTACATTCAAAAGAATATTATCTATTGTAGATCAACATCCTGAATTTAATGAAATATATAATAAATATATTAAGGTTCCAGGGTACACAGATCAGTTAGCTAGAAAAGAAGTTGTTGATAAATTAATTAGAGATGTGTTATTAGATAATGATATGGAATCTACATCTTCCAGAATATTAAGAACTATAAGAACATTAATTAGAAAAGCCCTGAAATTTTTTGACAACAAGTTAATAGAAGATTTTGCTAATGATTTAAAAGATAAAATTAAAAACAAAGAGTTAAAGTTGAGTGATGATTTTAAAGGCAATGTACAATATGAAATTAAGTCTTCTGAGTTTAAAGATTTTGATCTTAGTCACCAAGTAGATTCTTTGTTAAAAGAATTAAATGAAGCCAAGAAAAATCAAACTAATAAGACAATTAAGAAAGAAATAACTAAAAAAATAGAGCAATTAGAATTACCTCAATCAGCTGGTAATTATAAAACTGCCACAGTTAATGCTCTTAATAGTACTTCTTTAGCTTTAGATGATGCTCTTGACATATTAAACACTTTAGATAAATCTGAAAACAAAACAGAAGAGATTGTAGATGCCTTAAGACGAGCTAAAGAAAAAGTAGCTCAATTCAATTTATTTATAGAAGACATTAACAGTGAAAAATCTGTTCGTAGAATGCCTGATAGAGTTAAAACAGAAGTATCTGATATTGTTAGTAAAAAAGCAAGATATGAAGGGTTAATTCGCAACAAAGAAATTGAATTATCTGAAAGATTAATGTCTCCTTTTACTAAATTAATGACTCATTTTAAAGAAGGTGAGTATAAAAAGTTGTTAGAAGAAGTTAAAAATATATCAGGTATTCAAGCTTGGATTCAATCTTTAGCAAATCTCAATGATGATGTATTAAAATTATTTGATCTTTATTATAAAAGATCAAGGCAAATAGTTATTAATAAATCAAAAGATGAAGCTGAAGAATTATTAAGATTAAGATCTAAAATTGAAGATTTTAATGATTTAGATTTTATTCAAAAAGACGCTGAAGGTAATATAAGCAGATACTTTGTTAACCCTGAAAACATTAATTTTGCAGAATATGAAATAACTCGTAAAAAAGCTATGCGTGAAATTAGAGTAAGTTTACGTTTATCTGAAAACTATGATGAAAGAAAAAAGCAATTAGGTGAAGATCCTGAATTAAGTAAAATGTACAGAGAAAATAAAGATAATTGGTTTAAAAATAATCAAGAACGATTACCTAATTTAGATCAAGTAATTAAGAACCAAATAGAACAATCTGTAAGAGATATATTCTCTGTTTCTAAAAGTGACTTAGTAGAAGTTTTATACAAATTTATTTCATCAAAAGGTTATGTTATTGATAACTATTCAACCAGAGAATTTCTTAAAACTTATGATAAAAAACTATCTTTAGGAGAACAAGAAAAGATTGATACTGTTATTTATGGTGTAGGTAGCTACATATTAGATAATAGTTTTAAGAATAATGGTGATTTAATTTTTACTAAGGATTTAGCTACACCAAGAAAAGATTTATATGAAGATCTTTCTTATGATAAACTTCCTGACTCTAAAAAAAGTTACTTAGATCAAGTGTTAAAAATTAAAGCCAAATCTTCTAAATTACCTTTAAATCCAGCACATCTTTATAAGTTACCTCAATTAACTAAATCTTTAGCTCAATTATTAAAAGAAGGTAATGTAAAAGGATTACAGCAAAACTTTATGGATAAATTTAGGTTTAACGATGAGGAGATAGTTTATGATAGTAACACAAGAACATTGCCTGTGTACTTTATCAATGAAATTGAAAATATAAATGATATGTCTACAGATATTCATATGTTAACAAATTCATTTGGATATATGGCTAATCATTATATTGAAATGCGAAATATAGAATCTTCTATTCTTATGATGGAAGGTGTTATTAACAAAAGGAGAATACTTGATTCTCCCGGTTTAATTGGTGGTAATCAAGCTGAGCGAATTACAGATTACATTGACGCTAATATATATGGTAAGTTTAAAAAGAACGAAGGTAAAACAGGTAAAATATTAGATTTTTTAGGTGCTTATACTTCTTTGCTAGGTTTGGGTTATAACATATATTCTCCACCAGCTAACGTATTGCAAGCATATTCATCAATAGCTCAAGAAAAAGCTGCTAAAATATACGATAAAGAATCTTTTGCAAAAGCTGATTCTTTTTATACTACTCATTTAATGGAGTCATTAAGAGCTTTTGATAATCCTTCAGTTGATTCTACATTAACAGGTTTAGGTAGGTTATTTAATGTTAGAGATGAATTTATGCAGCAAGTAATTAAAGAAAGTCCTAATGAAAGTGTTGCTATAAAAAGAATATTATCTTCTCCTTATGCTCTTAATAATATAGGTGAACATTTTGGAGCGTATAAAATGGCTCTTACTATCATTGCAAACAAAAAAGTATTATATAAAGGTGAAAAAGTTTCTTTACTAGATCACATAGACCATAAAGATTTCTCGTCTTCTATATCAGAAGACGTTACTGAATTAGATGGTTCCCCTGTTGACGTAGATGCAATATCTTTAAAAATTCATTCTGTAAATCAAAGATTGTTTGGTATTTACAATAAAGTTGATCAAAGTAGAATGCAGCATTTTGCACTGGGTAGAATGTTAAAAACATTTAGAAAATTTATTATTTCTCCCGGTAATCGTAGATATGGTAAACTGGAATATAACTACCAAGAAGGATTAGATGATGACGGCAATACTATTAAACAAGAAGGAATGTACAGGTCTATGCTAAGGATATATCAAGACGCTAAACAATTAGCTAGAGAAGATAAAGAAATGCTATTAAGTGGAGCTTTTAAAGAGAAGTGGGCTAAAATGGATGATGTACAAAGACAAAACTATTTAAGAATAAGGAGAGAATTAGCAACTGTTTTAGGAGCTTTTACTATATACTTGTTATTGACAAATATAGTTGATGAAGATGATGAAGACTTAGCTAATCAACTATTAGCTTTCACAGCTTATCAAGCTAACAGACATATAACAGAAATGTCTTTCTTTTTTAACCCAGTTCAAACACTAGAGATTCTTAGATCTCCAGCAGCAGCGGTTTCAGCTATTGAAAAGTTTATTACTTTTCCTGTAGTACTTGACCCAATTCAATTTTTTACTGAAGGAAATCCCTTTAGAAAATATCAAGATGGGTCTTATTATATAGGAAAGAAGACAATAGATATTATTCCTATAGTTAAAGGTATTAGAAATGCTACTAACATAATGGAATTATACAACTTATCCAGTAGATAATAGACCTGAAATTTTTTTACTATCAAATAAAAAACCCCCTACCAGCGCAAGCCAGTAGGGGGTTTTTGTGTTTAGTCAAGTTATGCCATTATGGGTTTCCCATGATATGTGTAGACATCATGGAAACTGTGGGCACCTTTATCAGTTGTAATAAAAAATTCATCATAGCTAAGAAATACTTCTTTGCTTTTACCAGCTAATGGTGCATTTGATTCATCATAAAGTTGAACATACACTGCGTTACCTACTTTAACATTTTCAACTTTAATAGCTTTTTTAGCAACATAAATCTTTTTTCTAATTTTAGATTGCTCTTTTAGCTTTTGAATTTCTATTCTTGCTTCTTCCCTTGATATTTTAATTTCAGGTTTACTGCTATTAATAGTTACTTTATCTTCAGCACTTCTTTTTGAAAATAGACTTGTAATAAAGGCGGTAATTAAACCCCAAAGATTGTCTATAAGTTGTTTGTTATTTGATTGCATCTTGTTCTTCTTTTGTATGTTTTGGATTGTTAATGTTAAAACCATTTGGATGTCTTACTTCTAACTTTGCTATATTTCTTTCTAAAGCTTCTTCAAAATCTATATTATATAAGTAACAAAAGTTCTGTAATGTGCAGAATATTCCCATTAAATCTTTCTTACTCCAAGATTCATTAAAGCTATTAATAATATCAATAATGTTATTTTGCTCTTCATAAGCATAAGAAAATGGAATTTCAAAGCCTAATAGTCTACATGCTTTTGCTAAATAAAAAGCTACATCTCCTAGCTCATCTGTTAACCTGTTTACATCTACTATTTTATCTGGAAACAAAGACTTTTTAATAGGTCCTATAAGCTCACCAAATTCATTGAATAGCCCTAATTGCCAATGTAAATTGTTACTTTCCTTTAAATCAAAATCAGTTCTACTTGATTCTGTAATGTATTGTTTAAATTCCATTATATTTATTTATGTAGTTTAAGTTTCTTTGGTGTATTTTACTAATCTATAATTACCATAATATAATGAACCGCGTAAAACTAAAGTAGGTAATGTTTCATGATTCCAATAATGAACAAAGTCCTTTACAAAATCAGTAAGTATGTTATTATCATAAATGTCATTTTCATAGCCCATAGAAATAAATAATTGATTATATTCATTTAAAGGTAAATTACCAACGTACTTTGTTTCTAATACATTAGATAAGGTATTAGATTCAATAAATTCTTTAATTGTTGCTTCATTAATTTTCTTAATAGATATTTTATTAATTTCAGGTTCGTATCTATACTTAATACTTTCTACTTTATGTGGAAATACTTCTGTGAAGTCAGGTGAATAATTTTCCCACATGTCATTTTCTTGTGACTCGGTTAACCCCATAGAATATTCATCTGCAAACAATCTACCAGTAGCAATCTCTTTTACTACAATCATATGGTGAGAATGCCATCTTCCAGAACTAATTTGTTCATTGTGAACAACTTCTAATCCTTCTGGGGGAGTACCATAAATCATTTCTTTAGCTTCTTCTTTTGTTAAATTTAATTTATTCATTTGTTTCAATTAAATTTGCGTTAAAAAGCTCAATAAATACATTATCTAAAATAACACCTGCCCCATCTCCATCGGGCTCAGTGGCTAGGATTTCTATCCCTAAATCAGAAGCTAATATGTAATAACATTGCCCTCTTCTTGAATAACCTAAGTTATACACATATGATCCTCTATAATGCCAAAGCTCATTATCTACAAAAGACCCATAAGCTTTTAAATATTGAGTTTTTAAATATTCATCAGTAATTAAAGTAAATCCATGATTTACAAGTTCTGGTAATCGTCCTTCAACTATTTTCATTTGTTTTATTTAAAGTAATTAAATGCTGATAAAAGTGCATCAAGTCTGATTTTAGTAAGTTTTAAATTCCTTTTTTCAATGTCTCCTAAATCATCTTTTAAAATCCTTTCTGTAATATAATGCCAATAGTGATTTAAAGCATCTGCTGTTTCTGGACGCACAATAACCTCAAACATCAATTCATAAACTGAATTTATTAATTGACTATATCGGTAATTATTAGCATCTCTTAAGTCTTTAAGTTCTTTGATTAATTCTTCTTTTTCCATAAAATTACCTCATTAATTTATATTGGATAATATCATCTAATCTGACAATACAATTATGATCTTCATTATTTAGTCTGTGGTCAATAATTTCTTTAACTACTGACCAGTTAAGACCAGCAATACCACAGCCAATCAAAGGATAGCATATTTTGTTACCCGAATACACTCTACCTATAATAGAAAAGGCTTTGTCTATTAAATCATATGATCCATTTTTACCGGGAAGTATTTGAGTAAAAGCATTAAGTATTACTTTATTCTCACAGATTTCATACGGTAATACATGACCACCAGAGTATTCACCAGAAGCTACACCTTCTGCATATACTTCACAGCACTCAGGATATACTTCTCTAACTATACCTGCAACACCTGCTGCAAATGCACCTTGAAGATTACATCCATGAACAAATACATCAAAATGTAAATTAATTAATTCTTTTTTGAAGTCTGATACTTTGTAATTCATGTTTTTTGATTTAGTAGTTCAAGGCACTTAGATAAAGTATCTACGTCTTGATAAGTAAGTTTTATTTGCTTCCTACGATGGGATTGTAATAAATGTTCAATTTCTAAACTATTAAGTTGTTTAGCTAGTTTAATTTTACTTTTAGGAAGATATGCATTATACTCATCTTTTGTTACTTCAAACAACAAAATGCTTTTTGCATCAACAAATCCACGTTTCATAAGCCATAAATCATCTTCATTGTAATGGTGACAAAAATGCTTTGCTATTTTAAGATTAATTAATACTTGAATCAATCTTAAATCTGGATTTTTAAGCCAGTAATTTAAAACTTCATGTTCATTTTTAATCCAATTATTAACAATTTTACTTATTGTTTTTGCAGTTTGTGATATAACAACGTTACCTACATTGCTTTGACAACCATACTGATTAGTAATCATTGCTGTTTTAAATGTATTATCTTTGAACAAGTGCGTGATAATAGAAATTCTTTCTGGGTAAATCATATTTGTTTTTTTATTAAAAAAATAAGGGGTGAAAGCCTTTTGCTCTCACCCCCTTAAAATGATTGTTAATTATTCCCAATCATATGCATCGCATCCGTAACCATCATCTTCTCCTTCATACTCATAATCTTCTTCATCTTCTTGAGTGTCATAATCTTCATGAATCGAAACTTTATCCTTAATGTTAAAATTTAGACGATTAAGAATATTATTACGGTTCAATTCTGGCATTTCTGGAATATTTACAGAATACTTTCCATCATCTTGATTGTTAACTTCAGCACTGTATGAAATCATGTCAATAAAATCATCTTCAAAACCATCAATACCATGTTCGTTAATCAAATTTCCATCCTCATCTCGGTCAAGAATTTCAACAGGGTAGTATGCACATACTCTCATTTTACCATAACCATCACTAGGTGGTACAGCTACTACATCAGCTGGATTCACTAATACTTTAAGTGAAATTTTACCAAAATAGTTAGAGTCTAACCAATCTTTTCCAGCTACATGCAAACCTTTAGAACAAGTGTTGTTTTGATTAGGATCACAATCTTTGCGATCAATCATGACAGGAACACCAATTTTAATGGTAAAGCTTTCAGTGTAAGCATCTGTATAGATAGGTGCATTCTCTTCACCTAACTTAGTATAAAGATCTTGAAGAGTAACATTGTCATACTCACCTTTCTTAGCAAGCTCGTAACCATCATTAGTTTTAATTACTACATAATTAGATGGCTTTTTCTTGTAAGTATATTTTACTTTAGTAAAACACTTACTAATAGCTTTAGCAAATGCTTCTGAAATCTCATTACCATCTTTTTTAAGAACTACATTGCGATAAGCAACAAACAAACCTGATGCTGAGATTTGCATGCCATACTTCTGTAAAAACCAAAATAAATTGGTTCTAGCACGGCTGTCAGGGTTAATAGAAACCAATGTCCAAAAGTTAATGTAGCTATTAACTAATTCATCATTACCTTCTTTCTCTGCATTTAGAATGGCCAAAGCAAGGTCTTCTGGTACAGTTAGCTCAGATACACTTGTAATGTAAATGCTTTGACCGGAAAGAGTAAGTAACTTAGAATTAGCGTAATCACTAATTAAATCTTTTTTCAATTCATATTCTTCTTTTTTCTTAAAATATCCTGGGACTAACAAAGTCTTCACAAGTTCCTCATCGTCTCTGTGCTTATTTACTAAACACAATAAATCATCAGTACATGTGTTTGTGCTTAAAGATTTATTATCACTAAATACAACTGTAAGGTGATTGTCTAAACGAATAATTGTCATAATATATTATTTATTGTTAAAAATAGTTTCTTTCTTAAGTCTATTAACTGCTTCCATACTTGGAGTAAAAAGCTTTTTTGCTAATACATAATCTGTAACAAGATTGAGCAGACTTCCATGAATGTCATGCCCTAAACCTGTAGTATAAACAAAAGGTATAAGACTTTTTGCATTATCTAAATGTCTTTTATGCTTTGTGTACAATCCTTTAATCTCTTCATTAAATGCGTTTTGTTCTTTACAATATTCATATACTTCATTGGCTACAGCGTTATCATCGTAGTTGTTAGCAGTAGCAGAAACAAATTCATGAAGACTTGTAATTACAGTATATAAATTATTTGAAATTAGGTTAATGTTTTTCATTGAATACAATTTACCCAATTCTGGAAAATGATCCTTAATATACATTACTGTACCTAAATCTCTGATTGCTTTATATTTCTTATCCATAAAATCATCTAGTTTTACAAAGTTATCTAAATTTTCTATTAACTTCATTTTTGTAGGAGCAACTTCAATAAAGTTTACCTTTTTAAAAACTACACACATATCTGATGTCCTAGTATCTCCTTTAAAAGTATAAACAGAAAGTTTCTTAAATTCCTTTTTAAGATCACCTAATTTATAATTTTCAGTATCCATTCCTGCGTAATTACCATATCTGTTTGATGTAACTACATTAATAGAAATATACTGTTTCCAGTAATCTTTAGACTTAACGTTAATAACTTTTCTATTTTTTAATTTTGCTTTTCTGTCAACTATAAACTGGACAGGAACTTGACTATCATCAAATCTGGGTAATTTATTGTAAGCTTCAGCATAATATTTAATAATTTCTTTTACAATTAATGGATTATGCGTATCATTTCTTTGAAAAGTTTTTAAATCGCGACTATTCTTTTTAATTGCTTTAATAATAAACTTGAATACTTCATAAGACTTAATGGGCTTAATAAAAATAGTATTATTAGAAAAAGTTTCTCTTAAATAAGATTTACTATGATTAGATAATTTAGCTACATTACAAACATAAAGACCATTTCTATTTGCCGCATGAGTTGTGTTTAAATTATATCCATTTTTATTAATCAATTTATTATTGAGTAAAGCGTAAGAATTTTTTGATAAATTTAAAGAACTAAAAGTATCTAAATGATTACTGAATTGAGCGGTGTTATATTTTACACCATTAAGCATTTTATACTCTTGCATATTACTCTTTTTAATACTAACTAAATCAGTGTCATTTGACACTAAAACAACTTTTTCACTAACGCCAATGCTTTCAGCAAATTCCTTAAAGTCAGTGTAATTTTTCTTATTTTGAGTTGCAAATAAATTTTCAATTTCTAATATAGAAGCATCTAATGCAGTTTCAATTTTACCTATAGAATCAGCATTATATAAAAGTTCTTCCCTATTAGGTGTAACACCTAAATCCCCAATTTCAAAATTAAGCGCAATTGGATAATTTTTAATAAAGCTATCGTAAAACTTATTTAAACTAGTAAATCTTAACGGGTATTGAACTTTACCTAAAAGAATACTTACTGTTCGGTTAATGTGACTATCAAAAGTATTGGCGCAAAAGTTCTTATACTTTTTAATATTAGAGTCATTAAACTTATTTTCAATACCATATGGTTTATTTGGGATAGATTCTATAACCACTAAATTATCAAAATAGCTTAATTGAATTTTAATTGCTTCAACAAACTTATCAACATCGTGGTTTTTTACATCTATTTCAACACTTACACCGTTAGGTAATTCAGTAGGTTTGGAATAAAGTAAATCAATACTTAGTTTGTTGTTGTCTTTATACATTAGATACATGTATTCAGTTCCATCAAACACAGAAATAATCCGAACTACATTGCTGTAGCTTAATGCACTAAATCTTCCAATACCAAAACCACCTATTTGACCATTAGTACCTCTTTTAGTAGAACTGCCAATATTTTTATAAACACTATTAAATCTTTCAGGTGAAAGGCCTACTCCAAAATCTTGTATCTTACAGAAATATTGTCCTTCTGTATTTAAGCCTAATTCAAGAGCTATAGGACTATTATTACCAGCCTCTACATGAGCATCCCATGCATTGGAAACAATCTCTCTAACAAAAGACTCAATAGGTTTACTGTACAATCCACTACTTATAATATTAATAATAAAATCTAAATTAGCAGCGTCAATTGATACTGAATTAGATTTAATATTGCCAACTTTCGTTGCCTCTGAATTAACATCTTTAAAAATCATATTGTATATTTATCTAAAGACAACGAAAGTTGACTTTTTTATTTATTTAAATGTCGTAAGAAAAATGATCCATTAACTTTCTATCTAAAGCTTTAGCTAATTCTGGATGATCTTTAACAAATTTATTATGCTGCTCAACTTCTCTATAACTAATGCTTTTTAAAGACAATATTTTTTTTCTATTAGGTTTTCTTTTATAGGTAAAAGCTGCTTTAGCTTCTGAGCCTTCACTATATTCATCTTCTGACCAAATTGTAAATTTAACTTTATGATTTGGGTCAACATTAAGCTCGTTTGCTTTTTTGTCAAATTCTATTAAATCTTCTATAGTGCATTGGTCAAAAACTTCTACTTCATCTTGTACTAGAAAATCAAAGTTTTTTCTTTCTGGAATGCTTGGTATATACATCGTATTTGGTTTGTGGACATCCTGGGTAAATTACTGCACCTGCATGATAAGTCCTGGTTTCGCTTCTAAATATTTTAATACTTCCATCATCATTATATTCAGGTGTTACTTCTACATCTTCACCATTATATTGTATTATCATTTGTAAGCTATTTGTATCTGGTAATTATTGAGTTGTGTTACATTAAACACTCTTTTAAGATCATTTAAATCTTCTTTAGAAGGTTTAGCTATAATAACAATACTGTATAAAGCAAGTTCTTCTTCAATTTTTATCATGTCCATATTACACCCATGAATCATTTACTACAGTATAGCCCTTCTTCCTCATAATCACAATAAACTTGTCTAAACTTGGTTTATCTTCAAAAATCTTGGTTGTATTATCTAAATTAGTTGCGTGAGTAAGTTCAACAGTGTAAAAACCTTCTCCTTCATTTTTAATCATTATAAATTTCATAAGTTTTCTTTTATGTATTGTATTAAATAATCTTGTAAATAAAAAATAAACTCTTCTGTTTTACTAGAAACTTTCATACCTAAATGTCTAACTACTGCACAAGCAGTATGACCACACTCATGACTCAAATAAGAATCATAATCTTTTGGTAAAGCTATTAACTCAAAACCTTCATAAGATTGTTGAAATGCTGCGCAAGGAGCTTCTATATTTGCATCATATTTTTCAATAATCTTTTCTATATTACCAACTCTTACTTTTACTTTAACATTATATATAGGTATTATAAAATTTAATCTTTGCATTATTCTTTATACTTGGTTAGTAATTTCTCCAGTAACTGGGAATACATTTGTACAACTTCTTTAAAAGTAGCATTGTAAATCATACCTTTTTTGTCTATAACTTGTTGCACTACATCTTTAAGTACCTTAGATGGATTCTCAAAGTTTTCATATGCGTATTCGGTTAGTTGCTCAGCTGTCATATTTATTATTATTTAAATTGAAAACTTCTTTTTCCATTTTTCCAATGCTCTATTATAAGCTTCTTCACCTCCTTCAAGTAACCACTGAGTTGATCCTTCACTGTACTTAATAGGATACCAACCATATACTTCTTTACAAGGCTCTTTTACATCAACAACTACAAGATTACTAACTTTTTGTGATTTTCTTATAATTAGCTGCGTTACTGCTTGACGAAACCAACGACGTTGTATTAATTTTCTATCAAGCATTAGTACATAATTATCAATGATCTTAGCTACTTGAACTACATCATCAAGTGATAAAAAACTGTAAAATTTATTATCTAATTCTTTTTGCAACTTTTCAATAACTATATTAGATAAAATATCTATTTCATCATTAGATAATTTTAACCCATGAGATTTACTCATGTGATCTTGTAGTTTTTTATCAATCATTAGATTCTTTATTTACTTTATTTACGTTAGTTTTAATTACATGCCATATGTGATTAAATCTTTCTGCTTTATACAAAGGAAAACCTTCTTTAACATCTACTTCTGATGTTTCATTGATTTCACGAATACTTTCATAAACATGATAAATCCATGTAGGTGGACCAGTAAACATTATTTGTGCCCTTACATCACAAGAATCAAATGTATCTATTAATAAATCATATTCTTCTGTCATAATAAAAGTAAAATAAACCAGTCTCCTGGTCGTAACTTCAATTACCAGGAAACAGTTATCTTTTATCATTCTAAAAATTCTTTATTAAGTTTGTGTATTTTAGTCCTAATATGAGACCAAATTTCATTTTTATTCTTTTCTTTATAAATAGGAAAAAACATAGCTTTATGGGCCACTTCATAAGGTAGTAAATCTTTTCTAAGACTTTTAAAAATGTCTTCGTTCCAACTATTAGGTGATATTGATTCTACTTGAAAAATCATTCTATACTCTAAAGTACTTAATTGTTCTTTGTAGTTTCCATATATAAAAGTAATAAAAAGTCTATCAACATCTTTGAGGTTACATTCAAATAAATAAAAACACTTTTTACAGGGAATCTCAATCTGGTGATGTATTCCACTCATGATTACGTAAAGTTAATGATTTTTTAAATGTTTTTAATACTTTTTCTTTATTTTCTTGAAAAAAGCAAGGAGAGTTATAATCAAGAATAGCGTATTCATCTAACTGTTCTGCAATATCATCTTGAATATGTTGAACCCATTCAACAGGTCCATCATAGACTATTGCTTCTATGTAATCATAGTATTCCCCAATTTCTTCCCAACCTTTATCAATTTCATTAGTAAGCATTAAACACTTTCTAGTTCCATGATCAAATTCAATGAGATAAAACCAATTCAGTTTTGAGGTTAAAGATCTCTCTGGGTAAGACCGGTGGGTATTCAAATTCTTGTTCATCACTAATTATTACATTAACGTTAAAATCTTTATTAACTTTTTCTTGAAAAGCTACTCTGGCTTGTTCTGTTTTATTTATGACTGACCAAGAAGATGAAAGACTTTCTTTACCTTTGTATTTAATAAATTTTACTATAATATTAGGTTCATAGCCTAATTTAGAATATTCACCAATAAAAAATTGATCTCTATTGTTAATTGGTAAATCAATGATAATCATTACTTTGTTTAGTTCTCCGTCTTGATAAATATAATATTCATAATTATTAAGCCAATATTTAAGACTACTTTTGTTAGAAGCAAGCATAAATAGTTTATTGTCAAATTCATTATATTTATCATATAACCTATCACATAACCCAAATCCTAACCAGTTAGTTTTATTATAATTGTTATTAAATGTTTCATCTAATAACTTAATCTGTGGTAACAAAAACCTTCCTGTTAAGTTAATCCACGTAGTGTCATTTCTAATTTCAATTGGTGTTTGTAAGTCTTTATAACTAAAGTTCATTTATAATATTTGTCTTATTAATTATTAAATTATCATTGTACATATCTCCATTATAGTTATTATGCTTTGTTAACATTTCTTCCCAACCCATGTGCTTAAAACCATATCTATCTATCCAACCTATTTTTGCATCATTTATAACTTTCTTGCTCAAAGTAAAAGGTTCTGACCATTCTACTTCTTTAGTTGAACCAACAATTAATATGGGATCTAAAACTTTATATTTTGGATATTTAAGTTGAACTATGTGACAATAAAAACTCATTTGTATATCGTACCTAAATCTCTTGATGCTTTTTACAAACTTTTCAATGTAATCACCAGTAGTTTTAAAATCTATGATTCGCACTACTTTAGTTTTATGACATATTTGAAGTTTGTCTATCAAACACTTTAAACCTTTTATGTAAATAGCCACTTGAAATTCCCCATTATATTCCTCAAGAATAGGTTTAGTATATTGACCTTGTAACATTGAATTAGTCATTGTTGCAATATCTCTAAATTCTTTAAAAGTTAGTACAACTCTTTCACCAGCTTCTTTTCTGGTTTTGATTACAGGCAACAAAGTATCACTAATCCATGACAGATTCTTTTCTTCTTGCCATCTAGGTTGATAAAGTTGCTTTTTCTTAATCTTAAGAATTTCTTCAAAATCTTCAATGTCTAATTCATTGTCAATACATTCTTGAGCAATAGACAAAACCTTTGGTGTTGGGTGTTTATAATCTTCTGCTTCAATGTAGTAATGCTCATCTATCTCTAAGCCCTCTATAAGACGATCTAAGAGCTCTCCTTTAACAAAGTGAATACTTTTCCCTTTGTAATATAATTCTTCGCTTAAACGGCTCCTATAAAGGCTTCTTGGATTAGGATTAGCATATCTTTTTAAACCAGATTGACTTATGTTAGGGTGATCAAAATAACTAATCATTTTCTGATAGTTTTATCAATTATATTTCCTATAGCGTTACTTATCACTAAAACAGTTATCACTTTAAAAGGTAAATCTATTCCATGAGTCATGGCGTAATCCGATAGTAATATAATACATATTACAATTAAAAGGTTATTTGTATATTGATTCATTTTCTTTTATTTTAATTGCGTAAAGTTCTAATAGTTCCAAACCAAATTCATAAGTAACAGTCATGGTTTGTACATGAGGTTTATTATTCCCTGCCCTTCTTGTAGTATCTTTGTGAATAACAATATAAGGTTTTTCTTTTAATATCTTAGCCTCATCTGGAGAATAATTTTCATCAATTGCTTTTATACAATCTTCATAAAGTGATTGATAATTAGGTCTCATTTTTGTAGCTTTACATTGAATATTTGCAAAAAAGAATGCTAAATCTATTTTGCAATTATCTAATAATCTAGATACTAACCTACTAGTCTTTACCCATTTCCAAAATGGCTTAATATCATTAACAACAGCTCTTTCCAGATTATGCCCTTTTATTGCATTTTTATTTGGCATGGGTCAACTATTTTACGACATTCATTTATTAAATTATTAAATTTCTCTTTATTAAATTTATACATGTCAGCAATGTCGTATTCATTAGAAAAAGATGTAAGATTAATTGATTCAGGATATTTCTTTAATATTCTTGCTGCACCCTGCATCCCTGCATCATCCGGGTCTAAAAGCACTATGATCTTTTTATTAAATAATTCAGGTAAAGCATATACGTTTTGTAAACCTATTACATTAAGTCCTGAATGATATTCAAAAACCATTCTATCTAAGTTACCTTCTACTACTATTACATAATCTTCTTCGTTATTATCACCATAATAATCAGAACCTAAAGTTTCTTTAACAAATTTAATGTCAGCTCCAGGAAAATAAAGTTCTATCTTTTCACCAATGAAGTAACAATATATTTGCTGATAAGCAGGTGTGTAATAAGCGTTGAGTTTTAAGTAATTATGCTTTCTTGTGTTAGCATAATAGTATTTTACTGATCCTACTGTTTGTGACTCAAGATATTCATTAGGTAAACCGTACTGTGTAAAATGATTATTTAAAGGCATTGTCTGAAGCTTAACCTTAATTTCAGGTATAAAGATTTGAGGTTCAGGAAAGATGTCTTTTGAAAATACAACTTCTTCTGAAATCTTATTAGCTGCTTCCTGATAACCTATTTCAAACATACATTGGACAAAATGAATACAATTAAATCTTAATCTGTTTTTATAAGTAGCATTATCTATAAACCACCAGATTCCATTGCTATATTCAAACCTACACCCTGGATTAGAGTCTGATCTAAAAGGAGAATGAAATCTATCTAATTCATTAGGAAAAGAGCCAAGATAGTGATTAAATACACTATCCTGGCCCTGAATTATAATTGGTATAGATAAACCACCTACGTGGCTATCTTCAAACATAAGTTACCTTTAGCTTTTAAACCACTCATCTACAGTATCTGTAGGTGCAACAGTTTTTCGAGTTATTTTTTCTGAATAAACACAAAGAGGCTCAAGAGTGTAAAAATCTTTCATGATGTCATCACCACTCTTATTTTTAAGATTTTCTTGAGCTAATTTAATTCCGTTTAAATCACGTGCACTCAATACATCAGCGTTATTTACAAACATCAAATCAGAAGAATTTGCAAAAGATTGTACTAGTCTACCATCTTGACGTTGCTTAACCGTAAAGATGCCCATAAATGTCTTTACATTAGGAATCTCTACTTGTTCACCATCAACTGTAGTAATTACAGGTTCATTGATGTATTGAAGAAGTTTACGAAGTCCTGAAAAGTCACCAGCAAACACACTGTCAAAATCCAACTTTTCTTTTTTCATTTGATCAAAGAAGGTATTGGCATCGGGCCATTTAAGAAGACTGTAAAGCAATTTATAGTAACGCTCTTCATTGACCCTGGCAGGTGCTACAATGTTATTAACATAGGCGTTATTCTTTTCAGAATTACGCTCTTCTGTAAAACCTACATTAAACTTGGTGCCCCATTTTGTAGTCAACATATTCCACTTGTCACCCTGCATAATATTGAACCATTGTGGGTTACCTGCTTTTGAAATTCTTTGTGAATCAACTAAATCAAAAGAAATTAAAACAGGAGAAACTTTGTCATTTATGTCAGTAATCCAAAAAGAAATAGATCTTTGAGGTTTACCATCATTATACTGACCTGGAGATTTCTGATACCTGGTGTCAAATTTCTTACCTCCTTCACCAATTAATTCAACCAGTTCAGCTTCTGTGGGTTGAATAGCTAAAATCTTTACTGCTGCTGAGCCTACCATCAAATTTGTTATAGACTTACTACGCTCTAAACGTTCTTTTTCCTGTTGATCAAATGCGCCTTGAATATCGTCAAACATAAAATAATATTATAATATATAAATAAAAAAGTTAAAATTCGCTTAAATGAATATCTTATCCCAATGGCTTACAAACGTGCCATCAGGGAGTATTTCTGAAATCTCTATGTCTTTGTTTTGCAAATGCTCAGATCGTCCACCAGTTGCAAAATCATCATCATACGTTTTAAAAGAAAGAACATTGACATTTCTACCTTTAGCTCTATGCATTGTGCCAACAGCATCTACTTGAGTTGACAGTATCAACTTTAATTTACCTGTTAGATCAATGTCTTGTACACTTACTTCACTACCATCAATGTTAATTGAAGATGATTTAGGATGAGCTAAGAAGATAAGAGATTTAGAACAACATGGCTTCAACAAATCATACAAAGTTTGGAAGGCCAATCTTAGTCTACCATACCCGGCACCCATTGGTAGCAAGGTAATGTCTTCTTCTGTAAAAGATTTACCCATTGCTGTTTTCTTGTAATTAGCAAGAGCTAGGCTTTTAGATATTTCTTCAAAGCGCGTTACTGTATCAATAGTAATGTACTTTGCAATTGGACCATGTTCTAGACAATGTTTGTTTAATTCAGTAATATATTTAACTGCATAAACATCAAAAGGGATTTTTCTTTCTTGATCTTTATTAAAGTCTTCCCAATTTCTAGTTACATTAAATACTTTAGCTTTACTTGTGTAAAAATCAGCTCTACCATCAAAATAGATTACGTGATTATCTTCCAAATCACAAACTAATCTTGTGCCACCTATTTTTGGCTTCTTTATGATGAGTAATTGTGTAGGGTTTTTCTGTGTTTCTGTAACGTTAATTGCATCTGGAAATATATTCATTATAGTTTTTTAATTTTTAAAATATTTATGTTGTGTTTCTTTACTTATTTCTTCATACAAACCTGCTGCTCCATCAAACCATAAAGGTATATTGACATTACTAATGCCATATCTGTTTTTAATTATACCTAAATTTCTAAAACCATCTTCAAGTTTCCTAATATTAAACCCCCTGTATTCACCTATACGATTCTTAAAAGGATTAAACAATGTGAGTATAATATGAGAATTACGAAGAATTTCTTTATTATTGGCTGCATCTTCCATGCCAGGTTCTAAAGTATTCATTTTTCTTTTCTCACTACCTTCACTAGTCATTGTTGTTTGCTGTACATCCCAAGTAGCCCAATTAAGCCTTTTGTTAATATATTTTAAACAATAGTGTGTTGACCATTTAGCCATTGCTTGTGTTTCACTCAAGTAAGTGCCAGTATCTGAATCTTTTTCTCTTGTAATTAAAGACACATGATCTGTTACTACAACTACTTGTAAATTAGGATCATCACAAGTGTAGCTACCATCTTCATCTAATTTACCCCATAGTTTAGCATATTTTAGACACTCGTAGTACATCAGTTTTGTTATCATAAAGGCTTTTTATCCTCTATTTCTATATATTTCTATATAGCTCAGCATACGTTTTCATCTCATAGAGATGCTGCGGCCTCGTGGATACATTATATTCTTTTTCAAGTTTCAGTATCTATGCGTTGCCCTTGAGTTACATTTTACAAATAACCCTTCAGTTCAAGTTGTCTTCGCCTTTCAACGGTCAGAGTTCCTTGCTTAATTCCGCAGTAATAATCATGAAAATCACTTCTCATGACGGCATTCCCAAATAATCCAAAAAATGAATAAGATTTTTCATTTTTGTTTATAAGGGTGTTTTACCAGTTGGATTATAAACATTATCCACAACAATAACATCTTCCAGTATTTTATCTACTTCTGCTGCACATAAACCTACTTTAACTAATACATCTTCATCTAATGTTTCTTGACCATAAGAGTTTAACTTAAAATAATCAAGTTCTATACCATAATTAACTTTAAGTAACATAAGAAACATAGAATCTATAAATTCTTCTTTTGATTCTTCTAATGAAAAGTATATTATTTTATAGTCAAGATTTTCTTTTTGTTTAAGCCAATAAGGAATAAGTATGGTGCAAAATCTAGTAAATTTTGATTTACCGTCACCAGTACCAGCCATACAAGTTGTCTTTGAACCTTTAAATATTCCAGGAAGAAATTTACTTAATTTAGGTAAATGATGATAAAAAGGTATTAGTTGTAGTTTACCACTTAATTTATCTAATCTTTTCTGCTTTAGTGTTTCTAATCTTTCTAATGCATTAATCATTATCTATGTTTCTATTAAAATCTATGTCGTCTTGTTCTTCATCTTTTTCTGCTTCAATAAATGCTTTGGCATAAGAAAACTCTTGTCGTCTAATGTCATTTTTATAAAAAAAGTATTTGGAAGCACAGCAAAAAGTTTTATCTTGTTTACTTGCTAAATACTTTTTACCAATTTCTAACAGCTTATCATAAGATATACTCATTTCTAAACTAAACCTTTGCGCGTCGTTTCTAATTTTTGCTTTATCTCCTGATTTGCCATAAACACCTAATCTCTTAAATGAAAAAAGCCTGTCAAACGACACAACAAATTCATCCAAACCCAAATCACCAGTGCTGTCATAATTAAGATAAAACTTACCATCATGAAGTGTGATTTCTTGAGATTGCATTAATTCATTTATTGTCATCTGACAAGCTTGTTTATTTAACAGATCAAATTGGTTATGCTCAATGCATAATTTAATTATCTCTGTTTTTGTCATGTAATTATTTTTTATCTTCTTCTTCTTCAGTTAAATTTAGTAAATAATCTTTACGTCTTCTAAATCTTTTAATTATTTGCTTTTTAGCAAACTTAACAAGTTCAGGATTATTTTTTAATATACCTACTTGTTTACGTCCTACTTTGGACGTAGTAGCATTTTCTAGAAATCCTTTTGGATATTCTTTTTTGTTGTTTCTTGGCATTAAATATTCTTGTAGTGCAAATAAGTGATTTTGTTTGGATCAAGCATTGTTATTGCTTTGTTAACCCATTTTTCATCTTGAGTATTTTCATAGCAGACTATGTATATTACAGCTGTTTTACCAGACTCATAATTACACATTCTCAATGCTTTTTGTAACATAGCTTGACCATTAGATTTAACTTGATGGAAAACACCAAAATGTAAATCTAATATTGTCTGACCCATTGAAACTTTTTCAACTACTTGCATCTGTAGTATTTTGCCTTTTTTAAATAACTCAAGATTGTTTTCACCTTGCTTGGAATCATATTTATGTTTACATATTTCATTAGCTGTTAAACCTGTAAACACAAGAACTTTACTGTCAATAGTACCAAGCAATTTCTTAACTAATTCTATTTTAGATTTATAACCATAAATAGCCCTTGTTCTTTGACCTATTATAAACTCTAAATATTTAGTGTTTTTTTCAACACCTCCTTGATCTCTACTTATTTTACACGCTTCAATTTGCTTAGAAATTTGATAAAATCTTTTATTAAAATACTTATAATTAGCTTCTTCTGTAACTTTAAAGGATTTATCTTTTGTACCACTTAAAATATATTTATCAGAATTATCTAAAGGTAAAGTAACAATCTTGATTTCATAATTAGCAATGATTTTATCTTTTACTGCTTGATCAACATTGTATTCAAATATTGTTACAATCCCTAGGGAGCTTTTTAAGACACTTTTAGTATCTTCTGATATACTTCCTGATAAACCTAACAATTGTCCCTTAAAAGAGCTTAAAATGCGTAATTGCTTATTTGATAAACTATGACACTCATCAACAATAACTAATTGATAATCATCAAGCTTGATTTTATGTAAACTTCTTTGATTAATTATTGATAATTTATCGTTACTATATTCCCATTTAACAAATTCATTGTTCCATGAGTCAATTATATTAGTAAAAGGTACAGTAATAAGAATCTTTATGTCTATCTTAACTAACTTTAAAGCATCAATTATTATCTTAGATTTCAGTTATGTTATCGTAAAGGCTTTTTATCCTCTACTTCTTACGCTTATCCATTCGCGCAAGCTCAGCATACATTTTCTCCTTTAACTTAATAATAAGGAGGGGAACACTCGTGGGTGGATTATATTCTATTTCTAGTTTCACCACCTATGCGTTACGGTTCTTTAGATGTGTTATTATCTAAAGTTACCACGGTATTAGCATTTCAGCCTTCACCGTATTTGCTCCCTAATAATTTTAATGATTTCTCATTAAAACGGCAATATTTAACAACTTTATCAAATTTACGTTTTAAATAAATATTACAATCTTTGTACATATATTCTAAAAGAAAGTCAGTTTGGTCTTTTTTGTAAGTAGCTTGGTAACAATTAGCAGTAGATCTTTTGTTTGCTAATACTATATATGCATTATTTATTTTCACACACTGATGCAAATCTCTAATAAATTCATGTGTACCTAATATACCTAAAGTCATAGATAATCTGTCTTTTTTATGCAGATTAGCATGTAAAGTTATTGACATACATCCATCTCCGTCAAAATAACCTCTTATAAAATGCCTTTGAAACTTTTTAGATACTTGATTTTTATCTGGAAACTTTAATATATTAGATTTTCTAGGAACACAGCCTAGTCTAATTAAATCTTTTTTCATAGCTTTACTACCCACATTAAATCTAGCTCTAAAATGATCAAATTTTACCTTATAGTGTTCTTTTGATACAAAATCAGCAAACTTTTGAACGTGATCTTTATCTACTAAAGCTAAACCTAAAGAAGTAGCATGTCTTGTAGTAGCTACATTACCATCAGCATAAAGAAATCCTAACCAATACGCTTTTTCTTCTGTATTAATATGCTCAAATTGTCTTTGATAATATTTTCTCCTGTTATTTTTTGAGCGACCAAACCCGTTATTTCTTAAATACTTAGCTCCAATATGTCTATTTATTCCAACATGTTTAGAAGCTTCTTTATATGTACAGTTATTATTTTTATAGAAAGTAATTAATTTATTTATCACTTCCTGCTCTATTTTAGCAGGCATTTTATTTGTTTTTTAAATTGTTATTTTTATCATTACCAACTCTGGGAGAAACATCAATAATCCCTTGAAATTTATTTTTAATTATTGATGCTGTAGCTTCACTTTGTATTTTATTTCTTATATCAACCATATCTAGTTTTAAATTTAAACACCTTAGCTACAATAGTTTTACATCTAATGTCGTAATCATAAAAATCTTCTTCTTGAAAAGATTCTGTAGAAAGAGCATAAATATAAGAACCAGAAGAGTTTATACTACCAATTATCTTATATTTTTTAAGGTGTTTAGATTCTTTATATAACTCTGCACATTCTACAATAGTGTAAGTATCGTTAAAAAATACAATGTTAGTTAAATATTCTAATACAGCTAGTTTGTCCATTGAATATTCCCACATACGTGGCTGAGATAATACAAGATTATTATCTATCTTATGAATAACTAAACTTTGTTTGTTTCCATCTCCAAACACTATATTACATCTGTGCATTATACTACCTAAAATGATTTGAATGCTAATGGGTTTAACATCCAGTTCTTTGTATTGTGCATAGTTTTTTTTCTCAAAGTCTTTACGCTTATTATAAGCTGCTTGGGTTTTATTATTTGATTCCATTTATTAATTTATTTGCTTCTCTAATATAATAAGAATAGTCTATTTCATAATCTTCTTTATGCCTAAATTTGTTAAACATTTTTAATTTCCAATAATGATTTTTGTTGCCTTTGCCTTTTAAAGGTGCTTCAAGATAGTAGTTTATTCTACCATCTATGTGATTTTTATATATTGTACCACCTGAATTACTTACGTAATATTTAAGCGTTTTTATATTTTTAAGTAAAAACGGTTGTGAATCAGGGGTAGCTTGATAAGTTAAAAACCAACCTTTATTCATGTGCTTAGTAATACAAAAATCATAGATGTTTTTATGATTTCGTATAGTTTCTTCAACAGGTGTATCATTAAGAAAGTATTCTTTAGCAGCAATAGCAACTACTGTCATTGAGTTGTTTTTATGTAAAGCTGGTTCATTACCTACTTTCTTGTCAATTTCATACACACCTTTGAGTTTAGTATAATCACCAGCAACGGCAATAAAATTATTTCGTTTACTCTAATGTTTTCACATTAGAACTGACTATATCTTCAATTTTAATACGACGAATAAAAGCTCCTTTAAAGAAAACTCTATCTGTCTTGTGCATGTAAAACGTATGAGTTACATTATTGTACCCTAATTCTCTTAATTGTTTAGGAGTTACAAAATCTGTAAATTTATCGCACTCAATAAAATAATGGTATTTAGTAAAATTATTAGCCATAACATCAGATTGCTTAGATCTGTTTCTAGTTTCCCAATGTTTTTTAAGCTTTTTAGAATGATCTTTGTGATCTCCATTAGCCCAAAAACGTTTAGAATGTATGCTATTTTTTACTTTTGTGGATTCATGGACAATCATTTTAGTTGATGAATCCATTCTTAAATTATACCCTATATTTTTATCTATAGTATTTAATTTTTTAATCCAATATAATTCTTTTTCTAGACAATCTTCTATGCTGCATTCTTCAAGAATAGTAAAAAAGAACAAATCTTTTCCGTGCTTTTTTACACTATCTATCAGATACTGATTAATACTCTTTTTAGATAATGTATTAAATGTTGAGGAGTGTCCGTATATTCTGCTTCCAAAACATTTTGTTTTACCTACGTATTTCTTTTGATTGACTAGATTTGTAATTACATATATACCTGATTTATCTTTATCTTGTTTTGTTAAATTGTTTTTCATAAATTTTTTAATATTAAAATTGCTCCCCGTTTCCACTTTTTACAGTGTACTCTACTAACTCTTTATGCAAGGTTTTCGATAGTCGATGAACGTTACCCATTTTAAAGGGTCTTCGCTGCTGATTGTCCAATCTAGTTAATTTTCAAACATTCATAGTGTGATTTCTCCACTATTGTAGTTTAACTAGCTCTAAGGATGTTCCAGCAATTAAAGGAGTTTTGACGCAAATATTTCACACGTCTCTCAAATACATTGCATCATAAATCTGATACTCCATTTTAAGTTTAGTAAGTAATTCCCATTCAGTAACAATTTCTCTAAACTTGGTCTCATCTTCTCTTTTTGCAAAGAAAGTACAACCATCTGTATTCTCTTGAATTATATCTAAATCAAGTTGTGAGTACAAAGACTCAATTAACATTAGAGTACTCAATTCTCCATTAATTGTTACAGACATCATTAATTGAGGGTCATAAAGCGAAGAGAATCTACTACCTGACTTGCCATAAACTGAGTTCGATTTTGTTATCGCTTAGTCATTTAAACTAAACTTCTACATGTTACCATGTAGTCCAGACTATATCATCATCTCTCGTTAGAGATGTCGGACGCTCGTGTTAGCTTCATCACTGTTCTAGTGGTATGCTATTAGTCGTTGCACGTTCTTTATCTCCCGATAAAGCTTCGCTCAGTATTGTCCCATTAGGAGTTCCACTGAATTCATCCGATTTGCTTTGAATATCACTATTCAAAGGGGCATAACTAAATATTAATCCTTTATAATGTTTTACAATACCATTTGCACATTTATTGATATTACATGAAGCTAAAAACCAAGAAAATTTACCATTTCTTCCAGTAGGATTTCTTAATTTCATATATTTATACATATGAAAATCTTCGTTATTAGATTCTTCTTCAATATCTTTTGAGCAGTGATATTTCTTAATAAACGTCTTGTCTAAAGTATATACGTAAATTTCTGGAAGCTTTTTTCTATATCTAATTGAAGTATTTTTCCAAGCTTGCTTAAGTTTTTTGGTTTTAGTTTTAGGAACTCTTAAACCACCAGTGTCATAAGTACCGCCAAGACCTTTATTCCAAGCAGATCTAGTAAATAAATCTTTTACCATTTTCTTATACTTTTTAGGTACTTGTTCAACGGTAATTTCGTTATTTTTAACTTGGTTTAAATATTCTAAAGCTTTAGCCCTAGTCTTACGATAAGTAGCTGTTCTTTTATCTATAATTTCTTGAGGTAAATGAGAAAAATCTGTAGCACTAGGATTAATGTTATAATAACCACAACAATTAATCCAAACTTGTTCTTCTACTAATGTGTTTTCTTTAGTAGTAACTGAAATAACATTAAATTCAAATTTCTTATCGTATTTGTTATACGCTCTAAGTAAATGTTTGTTTTTATGTCTTCCAGTGGATAATTTCCACAAGTGCTGTTTAAATCTTTTACCAAAAGATGTTCTAGTACTTCCAATATACTTATTTCCAGTTTGTATATTCTTTATTTCATAGATTCCAATATTATTTTCATGGATGTCTTGTTTATTAAAATTCATTATAATTTTTTAATAATAGTTTTGTCTACCCGCTAATTTTAATCCGTCAGAAAAAGCAACATGCCGTCTACGTTGAGTATAATGTAAACTTTTATCTTTGCTTTTAATTTTATGAATCTTATTTCTAGGGCCAACTATACTATCTTTTAATACATCACAAAAGATTTTTCCTAAATGCTTTGGGTGTAATTCATTACTAATCATTACACTTGGGTACATTGATTCAATATCTATGTCTATAATAAAATGGGTATCATTACTTTTATATATGCCAGGGGCACAAGCATGAATGCCACCTTGAGCTAAATGTGTTTCTATACCACCGTAATTAAACACATATTTAAAACCACCTTTAGTATTACTTATAACTTCTTTTTTAATATTATTAAACTGCTCTTTTAACAGAGGGTCTTTGAATTTAATATAATCAAAAAGAATGTCTTTAACTTTAATAGAATTTCTAGGTGTTCTTAAAGATCTAATATGATCAGGGTTATTCCCTGTTATGTCACAATATAACTTTAAGACCAGTTCTTCTCCAATCTTGGAATCTGACCAATTATGACACAATAAACCGTATTCTTTATGTATAACATTTCTCAAATAATACTTTTCATCATATAGTTTATAAAGTTTAAGAGTAATTTGTAAATCATTTACTAAATATTCTCTTAATCTTTTAACTTGATGTAAAGACAATTCAGCGTCATATTTATAAGGTAAATCTGCAATAACAGGAAAGTTTAATCTAGCTCCACATTTCTTTAGGGAGACTCCTTTGTTATCCCAATGATTAATTTTATAAATATCAAGTTGAGGGATAAATTCAATAGAAGATGTGTTGTTATTTTCAATTAACTTTTTTGACAATTCATAGTATCTTAGGTTATTAGTAGTTCTTGTAGCTAAGAAGAAATTTGTCAAAGGATTATCATAGCTTATGTTGTTAAAACCAATTAACCCTTTAGTTTTTTTAGTCAAATGTTTGTATAAGGAACTACTATTATTTACCCATTTACTTATTTCAAATATTTTTATTTCTTCTGTTTTAATGTCAACTGCACCCCAAAGAAAAACATTTTTAAAAACTTCAATATCATAAACCTGTAATGTTTTTTCATACTCTTTCATATCCCTTCATATTTTACACATTTAAGTTGTCATATTTATTACTTAAGATTATTCTTGCTTTTACATTAGGATCAGTATGCCAACCCTTTTTATAAATATGCTTACAAGCTGTTTCATTATCTGTTGGTTCACGATTATACCTGCCATTTATAAGTTTAATGGCATCGTCTAAACCTTTTTTAATTGTTGTATAACTTCTAAAAGTACCTGTTGTTCTATTGTCAATAGAATATTCCCAAGTGTCAGCTTTTACGCTGTTCATTTTAGATGCGCCTAATGTAATATTAAATGGATTGTTATGTACAGTTAATAATTTACTACCAGACCCTTGCTCCATTATTAGTAAAGCGTAAACTTGGGCTGGTGACATCCATGTGTATTTTGATACATAGTCAATAATTGGTTGATTGATCTTTGTAAATTCTTTTCTGTTCTTATGTCTTTTTGGGACATAGTCATGTAAAATTTCAGCCGTAACTGTAATTTGAGGTAACGTAGCTAAATAGGTATCATTGTCTTCTGATGACCCTGCCAACGTTATAATTGTTATTAGTGATATTATTATGTTTTTCATGGTAAAAATACTCCCCCACTCTATAGTTTTGTAAGTGGGGGAGACGAAGATTTTATTCTTCTAGGGTGTCATTCTCAATGACTTCTTTAATCTCTTCTTCTGAAGAGATAAGAGCTTGGTTGTCCCAATAAGCTTTACTCATTAAAGGGTGTATTTTCTCGATCAATATAATAGCATTTACCACTTCTTGGTCTATACCATTGTAAACTTTATGATCAAAAGCAAACTGTAGATACATGTTTACATGTTTCCAAAGTCCATTAATGGTCATTGCATTTTCTGCACCTTTTGTTTGCAGCAACATCTCGTAGATTTCTCTAATTGAGCCAAGTGCTTTTGTTTGCGCAGGTGAATCATCTGATACTTCATAGTTACGATTATAAAGCATGAAGTTAGCACATGTTGTTAACATGGTCCAACGATCTTCAGGAGTCCAATTACGGTCAGTGAGAACCCACTCAATCAAAGCCTCTGGTGATTTATACGTCCTTACAGGGACGTTGATTACGCCACTAAAAGCAGCGTTCCAGTACTTGTGAACAATGCTCATCAGATGACCATCTTCAGCTATTTGACCATTTACAATTTTGTATTCCGAAGAATACTCTTCTGCAATGAATGGGTAATCTTTAACCATGTTGGTAACAAGATTTACAATACTTTCTTTTTCCTGATCAGGCATTACTGTCTTGGAATTTACTGCTGCTAACAAGATGCGAAATCTTGTCATTATTACGTTCTTTTCCTTAATATTCATAATCAATTATTTATCAATTTCACTTAAAATCTTCTTGAATTTTTCTACTTGTTTTTCAACGTGCTCATTTGCCCTTTGAATAGTTGCTTGATTGGCACTTTCAACAGCCATTTTTTGAATTTCAATGGCTTTTTTATAGTCAGTAGATACATTGACAATCCATCCTTTAATGTTGTCTGGAGTTGAAGTACCAACTACTAAACCATTTATTTGAAAAGGTTTAGGTTCTCCCCCTAATGCAAATGACATTAAATCCAATGATTCACTTCTGTAATCAAGTTTTTTATCAGATTTCTTGTCTTTTGCATCATTAACTTCTTCAACAACCTCTGCATCTTTTACCTTGGGTGTTGCTTTTTTATTTTCTACTTTTACTACAACATCAGAACTTCCATATACCTTGTCATAAGCGATAACCGAAATGACAAGAACAAGAAAGCAATGAAAAATTGTAATCATAAGAGTAGTAAATAAAGTTGGATCTAAAACGTTGTTATTAACGTTTTCCAATAGTCCAACATATTTCATAGTCATGATTTCTACACCATCTGTGTAAAATCTACCTGTTCCTATTGAAGCATAACCTCTTAGAGCAGAGAGCTGATTCATGCTATACGCCATGACAAAAAGGTTAGCTAAGGGTCCACCAACAACAAGGCATAATGAAAAGAAAGCTTGAACCCATTGTACTGGTTGTTTCCAGTGAACAAAAGCTTCTTTAAGTTGTCTTGAAAGAGCAAAACCACCAAGCACAGAAACTAAGGCAAAAACAGCATGAAGAATTAATCTTGCTGAATAGCTAATCTCAAATGCTGTACTCACAGCAGCAATACCAGCAGCTGTAAGCATTTCTGCTCCATTCATGATGATAAGCAAAATCTCTAATAGGAAGAGAGATTGATTACCTATCTTTTTTGTAACCTCTTCGCCTACATCATCTTCCCTCTTCATAATCACGTAGATTACAAATATTAGAAAGACAAGTAACCCTAAAGCTATTAGGGGGGAAAAGATGTCTGACATATCAAATTCCATGGTAATTACTGTTGAAGAAGAGATCTAATATCCAATGTATCTTGACTAATTGTGTCAAGAGTAACTGGATTTACAATTCGATTTTTGTATTGGTTAATAATAGATTCTTCTGTTAATCTAAATAATTCTGATATAGACAAGCGCAATTTGCCGTCTTTATCAAATTCGTAATTATCCAAGACATCAGAAGGTACTAGTTTGGCTAAATAGTTCCGTGTAGAGACTTCTAAAGCATCATAAAGAATTTGACCACTATCTTTCAGGTCAACCTTTTTAATACTCTTAGAAGTCTTGTTAGAAATAGGGTTGACTGGATTCTGAACCATTTCTTGAGGTAAATCATAGATAACTGGTTCAACAACTTCATCTCCAGAGCACCGTGTAATGAGTACTATAAGGAAAAGGAGCGTTACAACAAAAGATAAAACTGCTTTAGTTTGACCTTCTAAATATTTGTTAAAAAATTCTCTCATTAGTTATTTGATTTAGTTTAAATTAAAAAGTGACGAGACAATCTGTAATGCATTACAGAACCTTAGATTAGCAGGGGTAATTAGAGACTTACATGACATACAACCAAGCTTAAGTTATACATCTTTCCATTACGTAGTTACCTGTCTCTCTTCCCCGCCATACAGCATAGGGAAGCACTTTATGTACCTCTTATCTATAACGAGGAGTTAACTATCTTTGCCTTTAGGTGGAATACCTATGTAGTTACCACCTTCAGGATTTTCGTTTTTAAATTTATTGCCTACTTTAGCCATAAACTCTCTTTGTGCTTGCGCATCACTAACTCCCGGAAAGGGTTTAGTTTTAATAGAGTCAATTCCTTCTTTTTGCCACTTCAACATGGACTTATATGTGTAGATTAAAATCCACACAACAGAGATGATTACAAATATCATTTTATTGTTTTTAAATTGATTAACAAAAAATATCCTTCTTTGTTTACATCTTTAGCATCAATGTAATGCACTGAATCTTTTGGATTACCAGGATAACTGTCAAAGTATGTTGTGCCGACTAAAGTCATGTTGTAGTCGGCAATGTTTGGTTTTTTTGTTAATCTCATTTTTGGTTAATTTAAATAATAGTGGAGAGGCTCAATTACCTCTCCACCTACAAAAATCCTGATTTCTCAGGTTGCAATCTTTTTAGGATTAATATGTCTTGCCCAACAATACTTAGCATCTCCAATAGTATTACATGGATCAACCGTTTTGAGTTTGCACAAAACACATTTTTTTTCTTCAGATGTCATAATTTTCACGAATTGCTACTTGGGGACCTACTGTTCCAGGAACAATTGAGACTTTTCCAAGAATAATTAAATGAAACTTAGGACTTGCAATAAACTTATGCCATTGAGCATAGCTCATTGTAAAGTCAAACTTATCCACTTCTTTTAGCGTTTGAAAAAAAGCTTTTTGCTTCTTTATTTCCGCCCGTTGCTTGCTTTTCCTGTTTTCACTTTTAATGAAATTAAGTCTTGCTTGAAGCTTTGGGGAAATAAGTTCAACTTTAACTTCAGCTTTGATACTAACCATTATTAAAGTGTTTGATATTGGTTCATAGCCGATGCCGTTACCAGTGACAATGTTATATCCGGTGTGATCAAAAGGTAAATTAATCATTTTACTTGTTTTAATGAAGATTGAACTGTAATGAAATTACTACAGTTTTATTGCTTGTAGGGGTGCAGGGAATCGAACCCTGATTTAATGATTAGAAGTCATTCTACTTATCCGTTAGTATGACACCCCCGTATTGCTGAGAACTACTCAGCCTTTAAGTTATCCAAAAGAGTGTGCAACTATAAATTCAGTTACCCACTCTGCATCTTTGTTGAAATGCCAGTCAATGACATCTCCTTCTTCCAGGTTCTCTGGGTTTACACATGATTCGTGTTCTCCAGTTTCATGTATAAGAACTTCACTGGTTAAACCATTGATTTTGTGGACTTTAAGTTGTCCGTAGAAATTATACATAATTATTTCTTTTTTGATTCCTTATACTCTTCGGGAGTAAGGCAAGTGATGAAATATGTTGGGTACCTGTGCGGATGACGCTCAGAGTAATATACCCAACCAATGGTTACTAATTTAAACCACATAATGTTAAAGTTTAATCACTTAGAATTAAAGTGATGATTGAATAATTTAATGACGTGTTGATTTTAATCTTTTCTTTTATGTGGTTGTAGTGACAACCATCTGAATCAAACAAGGCAACAGAAAGACCTTCTTTAAATTCATTTATATTTTTAATTTTAGAAAAAGTCTTATACCTGAATGTTTCAGGTAAATAGAATTTCTGTATTTTTTTACGTAAAGGTAAATATCTTAAATTAAAATATTTTGAATATTCACAATTATCAATATGGTGTTTTAGAGTTCTTTCTACTCTAGTGTATTCATCTTGATACTTAGGAATGAATAAAACATTATTAGATTTTATGAAGTCAATTATGAGAGTAGGTGATTTCTTAAAGACTATTTTACCTACTCTTTCACCTTTTTGGTAATCTGTCATTTTCTTTTTAATTTTGCATTATTTGGTGTGTATTTAGAGTTACCATCTTGATTAAAAGACCAAATATCTGTTACTTGACACACTTTTTCAGGTAAAACTATTTCATCATAGTTATCAGTTGACATAGCTGATTTTACCATAGCTCTTTCTTTTTTATGCATCATTACCTTGTCTTTCTTTTTAGGCACACTAGCGTAAGGTTTTCTGTATGATTTTCCCATGTGTAATTTTTAAGAGTCACTCAGGTTACCTTGGATTTAAGATAACCTGAGTGAAATTGTTATTTTTTTAGCAAGTTATAAGCTTTGCTTAGAATTGCAGCTTTTGGTCTGTGAAAAAAGTATTGTACGTCGTTTACCAGCTTTTGCAAACTGGTTTGGTCGTGAACTTTATTCTGATGAATCATAGTAAGCAAAGAACGCTTTTCTACATCCAACCAAGGCTGAAATGTAGGATCGTTTCCATTATGTAATCGTCTACAATTTACTATTTTCTTGCCATGAAAATAAATGCTGCCAAACTCATCTACTTTGTAG